TATCAATAACCACCAGATGGATTGTGGGTGTGCTTTTTGCAATTGTGGCAATGACTGGTGCACCATCGTTTATTGATTGGGTTGGCAGGGCATTTGGCCTTATAGTATTTAAGCATTAATAATGTGTCATTCTGGAATTATCTATTAGTTGTTGTGTTGCTTGTTTTTTTAACTAACATAGGTCAATGTGTTGGTTCAAATACAATAGGCAAAGAAAACAGCACCAATATAATTCCAGAAGCCAATGCGAATGTAAAAGTAGTCAAGCCAGGCAAAATTGAAAAACAAAAGACAATAATAAAAAAACGTGATGACTTTAATACTCAGGACTTTTAATGCAATAGGAATTGCAATATGGTTATCGTCTTGTCAGCAATATCCAATTAGGGAGTATATAGTTGTTGAAAAGACAATACATGATAATAAAATCATGAAACTCAATCCACGACCAAAGTTATTAAAAATAAAATCAGATGAATTACAATGTTTATCAGATGAGACATATCAAAAACTAAAGACAAGATTTGAATTAATTAAAGCCTATGCCATTAGTCTTGAATCTAAAATTATTGAGCACAATGCAGGACAAATAAAATAACAACACAAACAAATTTAATATGACTTAATGCCAAAATATATTTACTTTTGACATGAAGTATAGTATATAATACTTTTGCAATAGCTAAACGAAGCCAAAATAAACCCAGGGCAATAATATGAAAAAACACTTTTTAATTAAATTTTTTACACTTACTTTGGCAATGTTTTTGTCAGCATCCGCTGCATTTGAGGCATCTGCTGATGTAAACTTTCCATATAGTAATCCAACGTATATCCCAACACTAACAAATCCATCAGCGGTGCTGCCAACAGGCGCACAAAATATTGTGATTAGCACAGCTGGCGCTTCAACACTTGCTTTTAACTTTACCGGTACGTGCACATCACTTGCTGCAACTGTCAATGGTTCATTGGATAATGGGGTTACTTATACTCAGCTAAACTTTTACCCTTATCCAGCTCTTGGGACTGCTGCACCGACTATTGATGCTGATGGCACATTGGCAGCCAGTGCTGGTGTTGTTAAAGTTAATTCTGCCGGATTCAATAAGATCAAGATTGCAATATCTGCTTTGGCTGGCGCTACATGTACATTTACAGCAGCTGAAACACAGGGCAGTTTTAACGGCACAACATTTTAATTACAAATTAAAACAGTCTAATCACTAGACTGTTTTAATCAAAATTTATTCAAGAAGTGAATTTTGATTAAAACAGGAAAATAAATGAGCAGAGAGCAATTTTATACAACATCAAAGATAAGCAAAAATCAAGAACTGACACATGATGGCTATTTGATTTGTCTCGGCACACCTATTGCCAGAACTGGATCAATGCTGTATGGCCCAGATGAAACGCCAGTAGAGATTGGTGCTAATGGTGTTGTTCACATTTATCGTGAAGATGAAGATGTTTTCAATGACCTAACAATTGCTTCTGCACTGGGCAAGCCAATAACATTATCACATCCTGATGATGATGTAACACCTGATACTTGGAAAGACAAAGCTCATGGCATAACACTCAATGTAAGACGTGGCACTGGCGCCATGGATGACCTATTGCTTGCTGATTTAATGATCACAACAAAAGAAGCAATTGAAGCAGTTCAAAATGGCCTTGTTGAAATTTCCATGGGATATGATGCAGACTATGAACAAATTGAGCCAGGTAAGGGAAGGCAATCAAACATAATTTTTAATCATACAGCCTTAGTTGAGCAAGGCAGATGTGGTTCAAGATGTGCTATAAAAGATGAAAAGACAATTACCACAACAGAGGAAAAATCAATGGCTAATCGCTATGAAAAGAAAAAGGTTGTAAACAAAAAAGGATTGGCAAAGTTTGTTGATTTGCTTTTTCGTGCTAACAAAGCAAAAGATGCTGAAGAACTTAATGACATAATCAATGAGGCTGCTGAAGATGAACTCATGGCTGAAGAAAATGTCGGCAATCTGCCAGCAACCAATGATGAAGATATTGATGAGCAAAAAGACATCCATATTCACATTCATAATGGCGGTGGCCAAGAAGTTATGGGTGCTGAAACAACTTCTGATGAAGAAGAATCTGAAGACACCAAGGTTGAAGATGGTGATGATCAATGGGCTCAAAATAAAGCAGAGCATGATGAATTCAGATCAAGGCTTGATGCCATTGAAGCCAAGCTTGGTTTGACACAGGATACAACTGAAGAAGAGCAATCTGAATCTTTTGATGATGGTGAAGAAATTGAAGAATTTCTGGAAGAAGAAGCACCGGAAGGTGTGAAGGCTCTTGATGCCAGAAAAGCAAAAGATTCACGTTATCTTGAAGATAGTATGAAAAGCACAGTAGCTGCTGCTGAAATCTTGGCGCCTGGAATCAGAATGCCAACATTTGACCGTGCTTCTAAACCATCTCTAACTGCCAAGAAAATTTGCTCATTCCGCAAAAAGGCTTTGGACACAGCTTATGCAATTCCAAGCAACAAAGCAATTTTCACCAATATCATTGGCAACAGGACATTGGACACAAGCAGAATGACTTGTGATGCAATCCGTGTGTTGTTTAAATCTGCTTCAGCATTAAAAGCAAATGGAAACAACGCAAGTGGAACAAAAGATTCAATGGTCAATTTGCAAAATGCTGTTGTCAAACCTATGACTCTTGAAGAAATCAATGCCAAAAACAAGGCATTCTATTCAAACAAATAAGCTATAACAGCTTGAATTGATTGTCAAACTTTAAATCAGGAAATAAAATGAAAAAGATTAGAGCAAAAACAAAAGACGTTGCATTCAAATACCGCATGGGTGCTGGTTATCCAGGTGATGTAACAAGAACACATCCTGTTGATATTTATCCAGAATTGGCAGATGCTACAACTCCACCTGATTTGGCTGGTCAAGCTGTTATGGTTGATGCCACATCGCATCGAATTCGTAAAGTGACCAATGCTGCTGAAGGTGTGACTGGTTCAATTTCACTGTATGGCATCACGGTTCGCACCTTTCCTTTCCAGCAAGCAACAACTTCAACCAACTTTGGTGCTGTTGCTATTGGCGGTGGCCCATTACCAGTATCTGGCGAAGTTGACGTGCTGAGACGCGGTGGCATTCTTGTTTCAGTTCCTGCTGGTCAAACACCAGTCAAAGGTGGAACGGTTTACATCTGGAATGTTGCAACTTCTGGTGCACATATCCAAGGTGGGTTTGAAGCTGTTGATGGCACTACAAATACAATTGATGTTGCCAATGCTGTCTGGAATAGCGGTGTTGATGCAAATGGCGTTGCTGAATTGATTTTCAACAATTAATTCTTGCTAACTGAATAATCTTAAAAACAGGAACGAAAATGAAGAAAATTAGAGCAAAAACAAAAGATGCAATGACTTTTGACCAAGCCTATAACCAAGTTATAGATGGTCAAGGAACGCACCGTGGCAAGGCTTTTGATCAAGCATACACTACACGCGATGGCCGCACCGTGGATTCTACCGGCGCTTTTCTGGTCGGTGAATTGGAGCGTTTGGATTTAACTCTGCATCAACCTTTGGCAGCTGTCACTTGGGGTCGTGATATTGACCTGCGTGAAGATGTCACCATTGCTGATGATGTAAGTTCTTACACAGTGTCAAGCTTTGGCTCAGCAGGGGGTTTGGGTCAAGGCCAAGCAATTGGCAATGGCAAAAGCTGGATTGGTCGTAAAGCCAATCAAGTGCCAAACACCAGCGTTGACATTGCAAAAGTTGCTAATCCATTAACACCTTGGGGCAATGAATTGGCTTACACCATCTTTGAATTGGAAGCTGCTGCAAAATTAGGCCGTCCCATCGACCAACAAAAATTTGAAGCACTTCAATTGAAATGGCAAATGGATATTGATGAGCAAGTTTACATCGGTGACACTGGTTTGGCTCTTGGTGGTTTGTGTAATCATCCTTTGGTGTCCAGCCAAGGCACTGTTGCTTCAGTATCAACTGGTGTTTCAGGCTTTACAACCTTCAACAAGAAAACACCTGATGAAATCCTGGCCGATGTTAATACATGGCTAACGACTGTTTGGGCAGCTTCCGGTTATGCTGTTATTTCAACCAACATCCTGCTACCACCTGCTCAGTTTGGTTATTTGAGCACACAAAAGGTGTCTCAAGCTGGTAATGTTTCAATCTTGAAATACATCTTGGAAAACAACATCTATGCTCAATCAGAAGGCAAAGAAATCAGCATCAAACCTTTGAAATGGTTGGCTGGTTCTGCCGATGCTACTTTGGCAACCGCTCTTGGCAATGGTGGTGTGGATCGTGCTGTTGTTTATTGCAAAGACAAAGACAGAGTGCGTTTCCCAATGACGACTTTAAATCGCACTCCAGTGCAATTTGACTCCATTTTCCATAAATCAACTTACTATGCCAAATTGGGCGCAGTTGAAATGGTGTATCCTGAAGTATGTGGCTACTTTGATGGCGTTTAAGACAATTTAATAGGGTCAAGTTCACACTGCTGCCATTTAAATAGCAGCAGTGTAATATTACAAACAAAAGGATAATGCAATGGCAGTTAAAAAAGATGCTGTAAAAGAAGATGATGAAGTCAAGGTTGAAGAAGTTGAAGCACCAAAATCTGTTCAAGTTGACCCTGACTTAGTTGTTGCAGCTGTAAAAAAACGATATTCAATAACAGACATTGATGGTGTCTTAAAAACATTTCAGCCAGGTCACATAACAATGAGCCGTGCTGATGCTGAGCACTGGTATTCAGTTGCCAATGGCACTGCAATTATTGGCAAGCCTGATAATGGCGATTTAAATGGTGTTGGTGCTAAAGCAAGATTGAAAGAAATTGTTAGCAATTTAGATTCACTTGCTGCAAACATAACATCTTTTGAAGTTCAGCATGCTGGCATGACAAAAGAACAAAGCGATTCATTCATAAAAGCATCGAAATTTGTTGAAGGTGCTTTTAAAATTTTAGGAGCAATTTAATGGCAAATCATATACACATACACGTTGGCAATGGCAAAACAAAAGATTCTGCAACAGTATCATCTGAAATTCAGCAACTTGAACAAGTTTTGAAAAGTTTGCGAAATAAATATGGTGATTTTGATAAACCATTGGATGACAAAGTTGACAGAGCTGTTGGATTGATAAAACAAGCTGTGCAAGCATTAAAATAAAATGAACATCACAACAGCCCAATTCAGAGCTGACTTTCCAGAATTTAGTAGCACTGAATTATTCCCTAATTCTGGAATTGATTTTTGGCTTGCTTTTGGCTATAGGATGGTCAATGCAGATCGTTTTCAATCAAACCTTGACATTGGTGTTGAATTATTTGTTGCACATTTTATAACTCTGGAAGCACGCAACTCACTTGCAGCAGGCTCTGGTGGCATTCCTGGTCAAAGTTCTGGTATTATTAGCAGTAAATCTGTTGATAAAGTGTCAATTAGCTATGATACTGGCACAGGAGTGTATGATGGTGCAGGGCACTGGAATTTAACAAATTATGGCACTCGATTTTATTGGATGATTCAGATGTTTGGAGCTGGGCCAATTCAATTCGGACAAGGATTTGCACCGACAGGCGCTGGCTTTGGAACTGCTTGGCCTGGGCCTGATACAACCCCAGGATTTTCAAATTTTTAATATAGTTAAACATAAGTGACTTAATGGCATCCTAGCCCATCCTGGCTACTACTAGATAAAAGATATAATATAATATTAAATAGAGATAGACAGTAATAGCAATATAATAATAGTAATAATACCTAGTAGTGGCCAGGATGGGCTAGGATGCCTATTTAACCTTTTATATCCAACCAAAGGAAATCAAAGTGAAAACAAAACTAATAATTACATCACTAATTGCTTTTTCATCCACAACCATTGCTCCAATATTCCTGCTATCACATGCCAGCAGCACGTCATTGAAACCAGCAAAGCCAATAGTTTGTGCTGATAAAAAACAAGACACTCCAAAATTAGTTGACCACATCTATCGGTGCAATGAGCGCAGAGTTGAAGCATATCTGGCAACAGAATATGCAGACAAGGTTGCTAAAGAAGCAGCATACAATGCAACATGTGAACAAGATGGTTAAATTAATTACAACACTTTTGGCAATTCTTCTTTCAGCTTGCACTATTGGCACTTTTAAAGTCACAGAACCAAAGACAGGAATCATTGCTGAACTGTATATCAACTCGCTGTGGAGTGATGTTAAGCTTGATGGCTTAACATGCACAGTCAACAAAGATGGTTCAAGAACATTCATAGTTGATTCATTTGGTGATAAGACTTCAGCCGGGCAAGAAAGTTTTAATAAAATGCTTCCAGGCTTAGTTGGCATGGCAGTTGAAGGTGCGGTGAAAGGTGCTGGCAAGGTGATTGTCCCATGATAACACCAACTGATTGTTTAAAGAAATATGGCAACCCAGACAATGAACATAACATGGTTTTGTGGGATGTTCCGACAGAATTGGAAGTTGGTGTTATTCCAAAAAGACTTTATTGTAACAAAGACATCATTCCACATCTAAGCCAAGCTTTTAACAATATCATCAAACGCGGTTTAGTTGATGAGCTGAAAACATTTGATGGGTGCTTCAACAATCGAATGATGCGTGGCACGGCTGGCACAAGATCAATACACTCTTGGGGTGTCGCAATAGACATAAATGCAAGTTGGAATAAGCTTGGGAGCAAACCAACAATGAGCAAAGAACTTGTCAGTTGCTTTACAGATGCTGGTTTTGATTGGGGTGGCAAATGGGAGAGGCCTGATGGCATGCACTTTCAACTGTCAATGTTGCCAAAATGAACAATGCAGCAAGAATGATAATCAATAATTTGCCAAATTTGCAATCCAATATTCAGCAATTGGTGACTAGAGAAGTTCTTGTTGGTGTCCCAGCGGATAAAGCAGGCAGAAGAGAATCAAATTCGCCAAACAATGCAATGCTGGCTTATGTACATGACAATGGAAGCCCAGCTCAGAATATCCCTGCAAGGCCATTTATGACACCAGGGATAGAAAGAGTAAAAGAAGATATAAAAAGAGAGTTAAAAGAAGGCGCAAGAGCATGTCTAGATGGCTCAATAAGCTCTGGGGCAGTACATCTTAATAGGGTGGGGATTATTGCCCAATCTAGCATAAGGAATCGGATAAATGAAGGCATAGCACCACCATTGTCTGATGCAACTTTACAAGCAAGAATAAAAAACAGAACATCAATTCAAGGTGCTAAAAAAGAATTAAAAAGGCGTGAACAAGGATTAATGCCAAGCGCAACTGCTGAAGCAAAGCCATTAATCGCAACAGGCCAATTAAGAAATTCAATAAATTATGTTATACGGGAAAAATAATGCAATTACTTGATGTGCTGAAAAAAGGACAGGAGATACAGAACCCAGCATTTTGGAAAAGAGTTCAAAACTATGTCAATTTGGTGTCTATAATTTCACCAACTATAATCCTTTTATTTCCTGACATGGCACCGTTTTTTTCAATAGAAAAATTGGCAATCATATCGACAACAGTTGCAGGAATAAATGGTTATTTAACAGTAGCTACTACTGGCAAAATAGGATTATAATAGTGGCATTAATCGATGTTAGTGAGATTTTGACTGATCCTGATTTGTCTAGTGACAGAATTAAGGTCAGAAGAAGACAGCAGATAATAGATTCTAACGGTAGAACTACAGAAAGCATCATTGAGTTCAACATACGTGCTGTTGTAACATCAGATTCACCAAATGATTTAAGACGTGAAGATGCTGAATATGCTTTTAGCAACAATGCAATTAGTGTAATTTGCAAATTTCAACTTATTGGGCAAGCTGAAGGATACTTTCCAGATATTGTTGTTTTTGGTGGCAATAATTATCTGGTTTGTGACATAAATTCATATCCACAGTTTGGCAAAGGGTTTTATGAAACAACCTGCATAAGCATGGACAGAAACGAAAAAATACTTGACTTGGATGAGCCAAAAATGTCATTCAATTTTAAACAAAATAGTCAATACATAGGTTTGACAAAATGATACTAACAGTATTAGATTCAGCAGCAGTCAGTCAAAAAATCATATCCAATGGACAAGAATCCATTGTTGATAAGAGCGGTTCACTAGCAGCAGGATCAGCCCAGGTGATAGCAAATGCAAATACACTTCGATCTGGGTTTTTCCTTCAAAATCTAGGTGTTGATCCAATGTGGCTGAATGATCTAACAACAGCAACTGCTGGCTCTGGATCAATCAGATTAGCAGCGGGTGAAAAAATATCAGCACCAAAGGACATACCATTGAATACTCATGCTTTGAGCTTAATTGGCACATCAGGATCAGCATTCACTCTGAGGGAGTGGTAAACTAAGTGCCAAACACTAGCGCAACTGGCGGTTATCTAAGTCCAGCCAACAATGCAAACCAACTTAATGATTCAGCAATTGCCGATTTATTACATGGTTGGATAGCAGGAATAACAGGCATAGACAACACGCTTGTTAGGCCAAGGTGGCAACAAGAGCAACCAAACATCCCAGATATAAACGTCGATTGGTGCGCATTTGGAATAACTGAAAAAACCAACCCAGGAAATCCATTTGAAGTTCATTACCCAGCATCTGTTAATTATCCAGATGGCTACAATGAATTAAGAAGGCACCAAGATTTTTCAGCATTGATAACATTGTATGGAATCAATGCTGAAAAGAATGCCATGGTTTTATCATCTGGAATATTCGTGGCACAGAACAATGAAGTGCTTAATGGTTATGGAATATTTGTCACTGGACATGGACAATCAACAACAATTCCAGAGTTGATAAAAAATAAATGGGTTTTTAGAGTTGATTTGACAATTGATTTTAGAAGGCAAATTACATTGGATTATCCAGTGTTGAACATATTGTCATCCGAATCAGACATAAAGAATGAATACTACACTGAAATAATAACAGCAGGTTAAAAAATGACAAAATCAACCTTACCAATCACCCGTTTAGTCAATGTTAGTGTCAATTTGGCACCAAATGCTGCTCAAATTCAAAATATAAATACATTGATGATCTTAGGAACATCAACTGTCATAGATATTATCGAAAGATACCGTGTGTATAGTTCAATATCTCAGGTAGCATCTGACTTTGGAACATCAGCAGAAGAATATTTGACAGCGGTTTTGTGGTTTGAACAACAACCACAGCCAACAAGTTTGCTAATTGGCCGGTGGGCAAAAACTTCAACAGCTGGAAAATTAATCGGCGGCGCAGTATCGGCAGCCAATCAATTAATAACTGCTTGGACTGGAATAACCACAGGATCATTGAAAGTATCAACTGATGGTGTGTTGCGCACATTGACTGGCATGAGTTTTGCAGCACAAACCAACTTGAATGGCGTTGCTTCTGTCATCCAGACTGCATTGCGTGCGGCTTCTTCATTGACTGAAACAGTAGTTTGGAACTCAACTTTTCAAAGATTTGAAATTACATCAGCAACAACTGGCGCATCATCAACAATTTCATTCCTGACTGCGGCTGGCTCTGGCGTTGACATTTCAGGGATGCTGGCTGGCCTGTCAACTTCTTCTGGTGCTTATGTCGCCAATGGCATAGTTTCTGAAAGCGCACTTGAAGCCGCCACTTTGTTTGATAACAATTATGGCCAGACTTGGTACGGTTTGCAAATTCCGGCAGCATCGGATTCTGATCACCAAGCAGTCGGGTCATTTGTTGAAGCAGCAACTTCAAAACATACATATTGGGTAAGTACAACAGCATCAGGTGTAATATCATCAGCAAGCACAACAGATATTGCTTATCTAATGAAGCAACTGAGCTTGAATCGCTCAATGGTTCAATATTCAAGCACAAATGCGTATGCATCCGCTTCACTGGCTGCCAAGGCATTGACGATTGATTACAATGGAAACAACACTGTAATTGATTTAATGTATAAGCAAGAGCCAGGAATAACAGCAGAAAATCTCAATACAACTCAGATAACTGCGCTTGAAGCAAAGAATGCTAATGTTTTCTTGGCTTACAACAATGATACTGCGATAATCGAAAAAGGTAATGCAACAAGTGGTGTGCCAATTGACATAATCACTGGAACTGATTGGTTGTCTTTGGTTGTCCAAACAGAAGTTTATAATTTGTTGTATTTGAGTGCTACCAAAATACCACAGACGGATGCTGGGAACCACATGATTTTGACAACCATCGAATCGGTGCTATCTCAAGCTGTTGCTAATGGATTGCTTGCCCCTGGAGTTTGGACATCAGGTGGCTTTGGTGCTTTGTCTACTGGCGATTATATGCCAAAGGGTTTTTATGTTTATGCACCACCCATAGTAACTCAATTATCGGCAGATCGTTCTGCAAGAAAATCAGTGACGTTCCAAATAGCTGCAAAATTAGCTGGCGCAATACGCACAGTCGATATAATCATCAACGTAAACAGATAAGAGATAACAATGTCTACATATTCATTTTTAAACACTCACTGTGCCATAGTTGGCCCAGGCGGGGCAATCAATCTTGGTGCTGGCGCATCGGTATCCGATGAAGGCATTACACTTGAGCCAAATGACGATATTAACCAGATGACTATTGCAGCAGATGGAACTGTCATGCATTCACTTGGCACAAATAAGTCAAGAACAATCACTATAAGACTTTTAAAGACATCAGCAACAAACCAAAAGTTGTCTGCTATGTATGCATTCCAAACGGCCAGTGCTGCTAATCATGGTGTGAATACAATAAGCCTTTCAAATTCACAAACACAAGATGTCATTACATGTCAGCAAGTAGCATTCAAACGTGCTGTGCCATTAACATATGGCAAAGACGGTGGCATGAATGAATGGACTTTTGATGCCGCAATTGTTGATGTTACTCTTGGTGGTAATGTATAAATCATGAACCCACAATATCAAGTATCTGGAAAGTTGAATGTCTTTGATCAACTCAATATAGCACGCAAGTTGTCACCTGCATTGGCTCTTGTTGATGCAGTCGTACGACAAGAAAATGAAGGGAAAGAAAAAGGTGTGTTGATTGTCATGGCATTGGGTATGCTATCTGATGAAAGCAGCAAATTCATTGTTGAAAAGTGCATGTCGTTGATAACTCGCATTGGTGCTGATGGAACGGTTGCAAGAATATTTGTAAATGGAAATTTGATGTTTGATGATATGACACTGACTGATTTGACAGATTTGACTGCAAAGGTTATTGAGGACAATCTGTCAAATTTTTTGAATACCGCACTACCCAATACAAACTAAGCACAAACAATAGTAGTGCGGTGTCACTGGTTTCTATGTCCAGTGAAGAAGATTATTTATTCAGACCGATTTTAAATGGCTTGTGTCATTATGAATCCCTAAAAAACGGCACTTTAGATTTGCTGGATATTGCAAAAATGAATGAAGCACTTGATGTTCAATCAGAAAATCAAAACATAATACGGAATATGAAATGACAAAGCACATACACATACATATTGGCACAAAAGACTCTGATCCAATTTCATCCAAGGGGAAAACACCTGATGAAATAAAGATTGAAAAACGTGATGACAAACGTGTTTTATCCCAAGTGTCTCAATCATTGAAGCAACTATCTTATTTTGCAATGCAGAATGGCGCAAAAGACATTGAACGTGCTATTGATAAATTATTTGACAAAATAGACGATAGATAATTATGTCTAGTAACGTTCTTCAAGAATATTTAATTCGTTTAGGATATCAAGTTGATGCCATTGGTTTTAGACGCTTTGACCAAAACCTGACTGGTGCTTCAAAGAGAATATTCCAAGTTGGTGCTGGCATAACAGGAATTGTTGCTGCCACTGGTGCTGCATCTGCTGCTTTTGCTTACAACATGCGCAAGATGTATTTCACATCTGAGTTGGCAAACTCCACTGTCAAAAACCTAAAAGGCATGGAATATGCCGCTGAGCAGGTTGGCATATCGGGTGATTCGATGACTGGAAGCATCCAAGCAATGGCTCAACAACTTCGATTATTCCCTAACTTGGCAACATATCTAAACAATATGGGGATTGAGACAGCAGGGAAAACAACAGATGAAATATTGCTTGGATTGGTGAATAGATTAAAAGAGTTACAAGCAACACAAGGCATGACCCAAGCAACAGCAGCTGGAATTGCAAGTTTATTTGGAATATCAGAAGAAGATTATCATCAAATGGCACTACATGCTGATGTGATGAAAGGCAAAGTTGATGAATTGGATGCAACATGGAAGAAACTCAACATAAACATGGAAGAAAACAAAGACACCATAACTGATTATACAGCAAGATTGAGCAAATTAGGGATGATTGCTGAGGCAGTTGGCACAAAGTTTTTGACCTATATTGCACCTTGGTTCAATGAAAAGATAAAAACATCAGAAGAATTTTTAGGTGGAATATCACGTGGTGTTGATTCCGGTTTTAATGATAAATGGTGGCACTCAAACATTTTTACTGGTGAAGATAAGTCCAAGCAAGCACAAAATGTAAAAAACCAAACAAATGATTTTATCAAAAAAGGCACAGAAGGTGCTGCAAGTTATTTAAAGAAAGTAAGCAGTCAATATGGTTTGCCAGAAAACTTCATGTATAAGGTTTTTGGAATTGAATCAGCATATGGATCACAACTAAACAGCTCAGCTGGAGCACAAGGCCCATTCCAATTTATGCCAGGAACTGCAAAAGACATGGGGCTGAAAAATCCCTATGATTTTGAGGAATCTGCAAATGCATCGGCAAAAATGTATGCTAGGCTGTCTAAAAAATACAATGGTGATCTTGGATTAGCATCGGGTGCTTACAATTGGGGAGAGGGGAATATTGATTCATGGCTGAAAACTGGCAAAGGCATAAAAGGTCAGGCAATGCCAGAAGAGACAAGGCTCTATATGCAAAAATTAGGGACTGATGGAAGTCAATCATCGAATCAAACCATAACAAACAACAATACGTTTAATATAACAGGCAATGATTCAAAACAAATAGCAGATTCAGTTGCGCAAAAGCAAGATCGAGTCAACGCAAATACGGCCAGACAAATGCAAGTGATACACAAATGAGCATAGCACCTATACTACAAGCAGGGCAACTCGCAGCACAACTCATAATGTTGAAGCCAAAACGCGGCTTGTATGATGTTAAAGTTTCCAAAGACAAGCAAGATGTTTCATTACCGGATATAATTGCACCAGCCACGATCGAAGAAAAACATTTTGATAGATTGGAGTTGACTTGTCATCCAATAGAACAAGGTGCTGCAATAACAGATCATGCATTTGCAAACCCACCTGAAATATTTTTGCGGCTTGGGTGGTCGAATAGCAGCATTCCGTCACAGCAATTGGCAGCTGCTGATATAGCCGCTGCATGGGCTGCTGCTGTTGGTGGCAACGTTGGAAAGGCAGTTGGTGGTGTGGTTGGTGCTGCCCAGGCTGGCTATAATCTATTACAAGTATCAAGCACAAGCAAAGTCATTGAGGCATATAACGCAATATTACAGATGTATTTTAGTCGTGCTGTTTTTACATTGTACACTGGCAAAAGAGTCTATGAAAATGTAATTTGCAAGATGGTTGCTACTGAAACAGATTACACAATGGAAAATTCATTGATAATCGCAATGGAGTGCCAACAACTTTTACTTGTCAACACGACAACAAGAGATTTGCCAATCAACAAACAAAAACAGCCAGAATCAACAACAGCTCCAATTAATCGTGGAACACAGCAAGCAAGGGAATTATAATGCCTTTTATTTTTGTTGAATCACCGCCAATTCCAACGATCATTGTTGAGTCAGGATTTCCAACAACAGAAGCTGCTATTGTCAAAGAAAAATTGTATGAATTGCCATTGATAGCACAACAGCAATCTTTAAGAATAAGTTTGGGTGGTGTATATTACAATATATCTGTTGAGTGGAATGAATCAAGTTCAAATTGGAATATAAATCTATCAGATGATAATGGCTTGTCAATATTAAATAGCATACCATTATTGACATGTGCCAATATACTTGAGCAATTTGACTATTTGAGGCTTGGTGGGAATCTGAGAATAACTGTTGATTCTGATAACACATCAAACCCAACATATAATGATCTTGGGCAGACAAGTCATGTCTACTTTGTAACATCATGATAAGCAATCAATGGTTGAGAAAAGTTGGATTGTTTGTGTTTTCTGATAAAAACGCAATTGATCTTTCAGATTTCCATATTAGATTTGAAGTTTGTAATGGTGATTATGCATCACCCAATAATTGCGCAATAAGAATTTACAATTTATCAAAAGACACAATAACAAAGCTCACAAAAAACAGCGAGTATAAATCAATAACTCTTAATGCTGGTTATGAATCTGGCAATTATGGTGTTATATTTTCAGGGACAATAAAGCAATTTAGAATCGGAAAAGAAAGCAATATTGATTCTTATTTGGATATATTATCGGCAGATGGTGACGCAGCATACAACCAGTCATTTATGAATCAGACATTTGCCAAAGGCTATACACAAAAAGATGTAATAGATGCTGCAGCAAAATCAATGGGACTTCCAGTTGATTATGGTGGTTTGAAGCAAGATGCACAACACAGAGTTGTCCCAAACCCACGCGGCAAGGTATCATTTGGCATGAGCCGTGCATTCATGCGAAATGCAGCAACAGTTTTGGATAGTTCATGGTCTATTCAAAATGGCAAAATCCAAGTGACAAGCAACAAAGGATATTTGGACAATGATGTTGTAAAGATAAATTCACAAACAGGGATGATAGGGATTCCAGAGCAGACTGATGAGGGAATACGTGTTAAGTGCTTGTTAAATAGTCGATTGAGAATTGGAAATTTAGTTGAAATAGACAATTCAGCAATAAATGTGCTTCAACAGGCGGACCCAAATTCACCAACAGTTCCATATGACAGCAACTATGGTCAAATTCAAAATTTAGCACCGCTGTCTGATGATGGGACATATAGAATATTTGTTGTTGAGCACGAGGGTGATAACAGAGGACAGCAATGGTATAGCAATCTTGTTGGGCTAGCTATTGATAGAACAAGCAAAACGGTGTTGGCAAAATAATGGACAGAATAGAACGAATTGAACATCCACAAGAATCTTTAATGAGAGCATTAACTGGCTGGCAAACTGAGCTTTGGACGGCACTACCAGGTATTGTGCAATCTTTTGACCCTGTTGAAATGACTGTTTCAGTACAACCTTCAATTCAAGCACAAATAGAAAACAAGGAGACTGGTGAAACATCATGGGTTAATTTGCCAATTTTGGTTGATGTCCCAGTAGTCATTCAAAGTGCTGGTGGAATGTCTATAACCATTCCAATCAAAAAAGATGATGAATGTTTGGTTGTTTTTTCAAGTAGGTGCATTGACTCATGGTGGCAACAAGGTGGCGTGCAATCACAAAATGAATTTAGGCTGCATGATCTTTCTGATGGCTTTGCATTTATTGGTCCAAAATCAGTTCCAAATGCGATCTCAAATTACAGCACCACATCATTGCAAATACGAAACAGTAGCGGTGCAGTTAAAATAGATATAAACCCAACATCGGAAAAGGTTATAATAACGACATCAGAACTCACCATAAATGGCAATGTCAAGATAAATGGCAATGTTGAAACAGTTGGCACTTTGAAGAACAACTCTCATGATGTTGGGTCAACTCATATGCATAGTGATGTTACAACAGGCTCAAGCAACACAGGATTGCCACTATGAAATATAGAAAATTAGATCAAAATGGTGATATGAGTTTCGGCAATGCCATCCTTGATTTTTATGTTGACATTCCTGAAGCAGTTGCCCAGGCTGTCTTGACTAGATTGAAGTTGTGGCAAGGCGAATGGTTCATTGACACAGAAGCTGGTGTGCCATACAACACAAGGGTTATTGGTTTTGGAAATACATTTATTTATGACTATGTTCTGAAATCAACCATATTACAAACCAAAGGCGTCAACTCAATAAAAGAATATTCCAGTTTTATAGATCAAAACCGCAATGCGAAGGTGTCTGTTGTTATTGACACGATTTATGGATTATTTTCAATAAACAACTTCACAGAAAATAATGATGCAAAATATTCTGGAGACAATTTGGAGCATTGGAACATTGGCTATTGGGATGCAATTAATAGGCGATGGAATTAAGCAATAATAAAACAGGATTAATATGACAAGCACAATAAATGACACACTGCCAACTGATGGTTCTTTTCTTGATCCATCAGTTGTGCGTGCCAGATTCACAGAAGCAAAGAATGATATTAATGCATTGAGCACAACTTTGTCATCTTTTGGAATATCAAAAGTTGCTCTTTTGAATGACATCAGATCATTAGATAAGACACAAATAAGCATGGCACAAACTGCAGGCTATTGGTCAAAAGGTGATGGTGGAGCAGGCCAGTATTGGTATGATTCAACTGACACTTCAAGCTCTGATAACGGTGGCTCTGTTATTGTTGCATCAGATGGTGGACGATGGAAATTAATTAATGGTGGATCAGTCAGCATAAGGCAATTTGGTGCCAAATGCGATGGCACTACAGATGATACTGCTAAAATTCAGGCGGCATTAACTGCTTTTACTGGAAAAATTGTTAATTGGGACGGAAAGCCATACATAGCAACATCAATAACACTGCCAACTGGAACAACATTAAAAGGCCCATTAACTAATGTTGGCGAGGTATCAAGTCATACTTATAACCTTAATGGCACTATATTTTTAAATTCAGCAGCAACCATTAACATTGGTGACTTTGCCAGCGTTGAAGGGGGATTTATACTCAATAGTGCGCTTAAATCATCATTGCCATTTGCTAATGACACAGTAGCATTAGCGGCATTGGCGGCTTATGCTGGTACGGCATTGACTGGCACTGGTCAAGATGCTCAAGTGCGTGATGTTTGGGTCGGTGGTTTTGCACAGGGTTACTATTCAACCGGCAAAGAACGGACAAAGATTCAAAGACTAAATATTGACTGTACTAATGGAGTCTGGATCGATGCATCTTACGACATTGCAAGGGTTGAAGATGTCCATTGCTGGGCATTTATTACCACTCATCAAGGGGCTTTGACAAATGTAACATATAGACGACAAGGTTCAGCATTTAAAACTACCACACACTTTGATGGTGGGATGTTTATTAATTGCTTTAGTTATGGATGGGACATCGGTTATGACATTCAGGCAAAAGAATCAACATCGTTAATAAGTTGTTATGCTGATGGGCCTGGTCTTGGTGCTGGTCAGGTTGGCTTTAAGTTTACTGTTGATGCTGACATGATACGTGTTGTAGGAGGTGGATCATCAGGACAGGATACTGGAGTTTATCTCAATACTAACATAACATCAACAACAGGTGTCGTTGCATTAACTGGCTTGTCAATGTGGGGAAATCATGCTCACATAGTTTCTGACCAACATCATATATTACAGGTCAGCGATTGCTTATTGCGCGATACAAATGGTGGAACTAATCGTGCATTGACACTTTCTGGCACTGTGACTGGTGACACATTAGTATCTGGATGTGTGTTCTATAGCAATACTCCATACTCAATAGCGGCTGGGATCCCAGATAGAAGATTGTCTCTAAAAGACAATATCTTTGATGCATCAACGGATAGTGTTGGTGAACGCCATGTTGGAGACAATGGCAGCAACAACTTAAACTATTCTGTGTACTCATCCGGTACAGGTGGAATTAATTATATTGTAAACAAAGCCAGGGGGACAGCAACAATTCCAACTGTTGCGCAAGATAATGATATCACCTATTCATTCACTGGGAAAGTTTTTGATGGGACATCATTTAGTGACATATCAAACATTCGCAGTTCATCACGCGGAGCCCCTTCCGTTGGAAGTTCAGCTGGTGCCATTATTTTTGGCACCACTTCAACTGGATCGGCAACAATATCAGATAGACTTATTTTAAACGAAGATGGTCACTTATATCCAACATCTGACAATGCTTATTTTTGCGGCGTCTCAGTTGGCAGATGGCAAAACATCAATAGTGTTAATTTAACACTGACTCCACCAGCAAGCGTAACGCCAGCAAATAATGGCGAGGTAACATTCCAACTTACTGATAACACGCATCTTGTCATTAAAGTAAAAGGCTCTGATGGCACTGTCCGCAGTAATACACTTACATTAGCATAGGCTTAGTATGACTTATCCATTGCCAACCCTAGCACCAACTATTGATTCCTTTGGGATATCAATCCCAACATACTTTGATGTATTTTCAAGTCTGCAAGAGTCTTTTAAGCAAATTTATGGCTCAGACATCTATATTGAACCTGATTCACAAGATGGTCAGTGGATCGGGATAATGGCAAAAGCCATTCATGATAGCAATCAAGTTGCACAATATTTATTTCAGTCTTTTTCACCAACATTTTCACAAGGTGCTGAGTTATCATCACTGGTAAAAATCAATGGCATATCAAGAGCAAACAGTGGTTATTCCGAGGCAATTGGTGACATAATCGGGGTTGCTGGCACAATAATACATGAAGGTGTTGTGCAAGATCAAGATGGCAATTATTGGAATCTTCCGTTGGCGACAACAATACCAATAGGTGGTTTGATAACTGTCCGTGTGAATGCTCAAAAACCAGGGGCAATTTCAGCACCTATTGGCACAATAAATAAGATTGCCAATCCACAATTGGGTTGGCAATCATTTTCTAATACATCAGCAGCAACAGTGGGTGCAGCTGTCGAAAGTGATCAACAATTAAAAGCAAGACAAAAAATCAGTGTTTCTTTACCATCACAAAGCACCTTGACAGGTATTTTAAGTGCTGTAGGTAATGTTCCTGGTGTTATTCGATTTTCTGCTGTTGAAAATGACACCAACAGCACCGATTCTAATGGTCTTCCACCACATTCATTTGCTGTTATTGCTGAAGGTGGAACTGTATTTGATGTTGTTTCTGCAATCGCACTGAAGAAAATGCCTGGTGCTCAAACAGTTGGCAACACTGGGATGGTGGTTTATGATGCATTTGGAATGCCAATTGATATAAAATATTATTTATTAGCAAACATAAATATTTATTTTGAGATAACAATCAAAGCATTAACTGGATATTCAACATCAATAACAACAATGATTAAAACTGCTTTGATGAATTTTATTGAGTCGCTTGATATCGGTGAAGATGTTTATTTATCACAAGCAATGGCAGCAGCATCGTTAAATGGCAAACCAGAAGGACAAACCTTTTATATTGACACTTTGCACCAAGGTTTTGCAGCTCATCCATCTGGATCAAGCAATTTGACAATCACATTTAATCAAGCTGCAAATTGTGACTTATCATTTATAAATATTACAGTAATATGATAACGCATATAGTTGACGATTATTCAAATTTAATAACTGTTGAGCATTCAGACAAGGCAAAGTTTGTTTCGACAGTTGAGTTGTCTTGTAAGCCATTTGTTGATTTGCAAGCAGTAATATCTGAATTCAATTTAAAATATGATGTTGATACAGCAGTGGGACAACAACTTGATGTTGTTGGTGAATGGGTTGGCATAAGTAGACTATTGCCTATTCCATTGACTGGTGTTTATTTTACGCTTGATTCTGGGCCTGGATTGGACAGTGGTGTTTTGCGAGGTGAATCAGATTCGCTGACTGAGTTATCATCATTGCCAGATGACATATACAGGGTTTTGATATATTCAAAAATACTAAACAATCATTGGGATGGCTCAAAAACTCAAGCATATGAAATATCAAATAGATTGTTTGCATTGAATGGCTATTCACTTTTCATTGTTGATAACTGTAATATGACAATGAATGTGGGTGTTGTTGGTGCAACAACACCACCAGTGATTGTTCAAGCGATGCTGCTGAATCATCTATTTGACATCAAACCTGCATCAGTCAAAATAGAAAATTATATTTGGCAAACAACATCAGGTAAAATGTTTCAATTCGATGCACAGCCTGGCAATATAAATTTTGGCGGCCTTGATTCAGGCCATTTTGCAACAATAACACAAAATTAAAAAGGAAAAACAATGGCAACAACAGAAATAGTACAATTTGGCTCAGGTGGTTCTGGCACTCCAAACGTCCTTAATCAAGCAGATTACAATACATTTTTATCAGGACTATCAGGCAATTCATTTGCTGATGGTGCGATACCTTCTGCAAAACAGATCAATAAAATAATTAGACAACCTTCTTTTATAGCAGCTGGTTTGGCCAGCTGGATGGTGGCACAAGGTGTGACTGTTGCTGATGATGGTAATTTGTCTGCATTGGTATCAGAAATAACCAGTGCGATTGATGCTCATATGGCGTCATATTTAAGCACCAATGGTCTTTTGATTCCAACTGGTACGATAATAGCCAATGCTGGCAACTCAACCCCTACTGGCTTTCTGCTTTGCCCTGCTGTTGCCACTGCTATAAGCAGGACAACTTATGCCGCGTTGTTTGCAGCAATTGGCACATTGTGGGGTGCAGGGGATGGATCAACAACTTTTGGTATGCCATTTTTCCCAAATGATTATGCGATAATCAACTCAGGCTCTGGCACTGTTGGCACAAACTCAACAGGTTCAATCAAAGCACATACACATACTTTTGGGATACCAGATGGGACAACAGGTTCAGGCGATGCGGTTGCAACTATTTGGACTAATACAGGTGACCATGCCTACACAACAGATTCCACAGGTGGATCAGAAAACTTTGCAGCAGGCACAAGGTTGAAGTTTTTTGTAAAAATTTAATTCATAAGCACGAATGTCACCATAACATTCGTGCTTATTTGTTCTATCCAAGCACCCTTGATGTCACAACCCTGCCACGATATTCAATCTTGAATATCGTGAAAGTGTTTTTTAAAACATTTATTGCTTCAATATTAGTTGGATAGATTCCAACTAAAGTCCATGTGTCACCTTTGAAAGATGACCTACTTTCCAATTTATAAAGACTGTAATTGCCTTGATCCAAGCTCATTTTATTCACCTTTGTATTAGTTTTGAGTTTTAATTTCATATCCGGTGAAAAGTTCTTACCGGATATGAAACAAATTATAATGCTTTTTTACAAAAAGTAAAGTTATTCTTGTCTATATAATTCACCGATGTACTTTTCACCAGCACTTACTCTTAATACTGCTATTCCATGCGCAGGTATTTTATCATTAATCCCATCCCATGACACACTTAATGAACCAACACTTGTTGAATATTTAACAATGCATTGGGTCTTATTAATTTGCAATCCCGAGAAGTCAAGCTGACTCTCATTTGTTGTGCTAAACTTGGTTGCTGAAGCACTTATTGAATTGCTTTGTGCTATCTTTAAGCTGCCAACTATGGTTGGAAGTCCACCAACACGGTCAAGTTTCAAGCTGTAATTCCCTGTTGTTATCAAACCTTCACATGGAACGGCCACAGCTTGGACTGATGTTATTGTTATTGCGTCAGAAGCAATTGGCAGCACTAATAATAAAGCCAAAACACATACACTTTTATATATTTTTTTCATAATATTCTCTTTGTTAATTAAAGTTAAACGATTAATTTATATACTATCATCATAAGACCAAGCACCATTATCAAGCAGATGATAAACATCTTGATAAGGTTTAAAAACAATTTATTGTTAAATCTCATACTTCACACTTCACCCTTCCCATTGCAAATGGGACAAACAGAACCATCAAATTTGCCCTCACCGCTGCCATTGCAGCATGGGCAAATAACACCTTCTGGCTCTATATCATCAACAAAATCACCTTCATTATAATATCCATCAACCCAACCATCACTTGATATCACAATCAAAATCCTGATAATTCAATTGCTTTAAAGATAAAATCTTTCCATTTTTTCCACCATTCAAGTGCGCCATCATCCATTTTTCTAATTTCTTTATCTGAAAAGCTTTTCCACTCATTATGAGTAAAGTTTTTGCAGCCTATTTGCATAACATCTTTTGTGTATGTAATATGGTATTTTTCAACGATTATATTTTTTATTTCCCTCATATTTCCGATGACATCTCTTAAGTCAGCACGACTCAAGTTAGCATCTCTCAAGTCAGCATGACTCAAGTTAGCAACTCTCAAGTTAGCAACTCTCAAGTTAGCAACTCTCAAGTCAGCATGACTCAAGTTAGCATGACTCAAGTTAGCATCTCTCAAGTCAGCATGACTCAAGTCAGCATGACTCAAGTTAGCATTTCTCAAGTTAGCATCTCTCAAGTCAGCATCTCTCAAGTTTGAGCCGATCAAGTTTGCACCTCTCAAGTTTGAGCCGCTCAAGTTTGAGCCGCTCAAGTTTGAGCCGCTCAAGTTTGCGTCGCTCAAGAAAGCATTTGAAAGATCAGTAAAATCACCGATCAATACTTTTGTATATCTGTTGTAAATTTTCATTTCATTCACCTTTGTATTAGTTTTGAGTTTTATATTAGTCCATATTTCTCTGGGCTTGAAACATATTATAGTGTTTTTTTACAAAAAGTCTACATTTATTCTTACAGTTCTGAAAATAATTTCAAGCCTTTGTTTATTATGGTGTCTGCAACATCCTTTTTGTCCATTAAGCACTTAACGACTATTTCATCAATCGTGCCTTCAGCAACAATATTAATGTAGGTGACTGATTTGGTTTGCCCTATCCGGTGTGCCCTATCCTCACTTTGTAACCTATTGCTTAGGCTAAAGTTATTGCTGAAATATATCACATAGCTTGCAGCCACCAAAGTTATTCCGGTTCCACCTGCTTGCTGATTCCCTATGAAAACATCAGCATCACCATTTTCAAAAGCATCAATGGCTCCAATCCTATCAGTTTTTTTAATCTCACCATAATACTCAACACAATTGAATCCAGCTGCTTTTAAACGACCCGATATGTCTTTTATCTCAGTGGTGTATCTTGCCCATATAATGGCCTTTTCACCGGCATTTACAATCGACTCTACGCGGTTTTCAAGCAAGTCAAGCTTAGGATTATCACCAGGAATCTTCACAGGCTCTGCTGATAAAGGGTGAATATAATAACCTGATGTTATTTGGGCAAGTTTTGTGATTGCTGTTAGTTTGCTGAATGGGGTGTTTTCACCTTCAAACTCTAATCTACATTCTTCTTTTGCTTTTTTGTAAATTTCTTCTTGTTCTGCTGTTAGCTTAAAAAAAGCAGTTTTGTAAACTTTGTCAGGTAAGTCCAAGCACTCATCTTTTGTTACGCGGAAGCTATGTGGTGCTATCAATCTGGAAAGCTTGTCAAGGTTTTTAAACTTCTTCTTGCCAGTTCTTTTATCAACATCAACAATTTGTGGCATTCGTTTGCTGCTTGATGTTCTGTGAACTTCTGCTGTGTGATCAGTTGCAATTTTATCCAGTGCTGCAAGCATTTTAAGAACTTCTGTTTTGGCGCCATTTTGAACATTTGGATTGAATTGGTTTCTTAACTTTTCAGTCAATTCAGGCAATTCTTCATAATCCGACATTTGGATTGCCAATGATATGTTGTTTGCTGCTGTGATAAGACTTGTTGATCTCGATTTATTAATCAATGTAATGATATCAGATGCTGTCAAATACATTTTCTCAATTTCAGCTCTTCTCCATGGCACTTTTGTTTTGGCTATCTTTTGAATAATTCTGCTATTGTTATCAACCATCTCAGCATATTCTGCTTTAAAAGCATAGAAGCTGGTGGTTTGTAGGATGTTTTCATCAAGGAAAGAAAATTGATTAAAAGCATCAAATGGTGAATTATTGATGGGGGTGCCGCTCATAATCCTACGCCAAGTTGACAACTTTTTCAACTTGTTTAAATTCTTTGCCCTGGTCGTTGTTGGATTTTTTATAGCATCGCTCTCATCACAAACAATCATCAATTTGCTTGATGTTTGCGCAAACTTAATTGCTTCATCAATGCCTGACTTGTGCTGTAATGCCTCCCAGTTCATCGTTAAAACACGCAAAGCACTACCACTAGGAGCATACAATGCATCCAGCTCTGATCTGTATTTCTTGCTTTTATCTGGCTTCCAAGCAACTGCTTTATAACGTACCCAATCTGGCATATGCTTTGGCAATTCCAATCGTGTCCAGTTTGTATGAACGCCACTTGGTGCCAAGACAAGAACTGAATCACAATCACCACTTGACCATAAATCAGCCACATTATTGATTATGATCCAGCTTTTGCCTGTGCCCATGTCAGCCAGCAGTGCAAAATATTTTCTGCGACCAAACTTGTTCAAGCACTCAAGTTGGTGCTTATAGGGTTTAGTCTTGAATTTGCTGTCTTCAACCATTCATTTCACCTTTGTGTTCTAAGTAATATTTTTTTGCAGCAATTTTAGCATCTGAAAAATTGTTGAATAAAGTTTTGCTTACTCTAAATTTGTTTTCACCAAAAAGAATTTTGAATTTGTAGCCTTTAAACTCAGCACGCCATGATCCACCTATTGGGAAAACTAGCATGACTTCTTCACCATTATCTTTTAAATAGTGGCTTCTTGGACCTGCACCTATTGCTGCTAAACCAATTTCTTTTCCAGACATAATCCATCTAATTGCCATGATATTCACCTTTATATTAGTTTTGAGTTTTAGTTTAGTCCGGCAAGAACTTTTTACCGGACTTTAAACAAATTATAATGCTTTTTTACAAAAGGTAAAGTTTTTTATTTTTGAATCAATATTTCCCTAAGTTTTGTCCATTTTGTTTTATCTTTATCACCACGAAGCATTTGCCAAGTGGAAACACGGATTAATTCAACAACAGTCATTCCATTCAATTCATCACCATATTTGCCATCAATTAATAGCCAGCGGACATCAGAAGCTATTAAAATCCACCCTTTGCCACTTGAATTTCTTTGTCGTAAGAGCCAATTTTTTTGATCCTGGGATAGCCTATGGTTTGAGCCAAAAAGCGGTGTAGTGGCTCTTTTTGGCTCTTTTGGTGATTTTAATTCTATCCAGCACTCCACCCCTTCAGCACAAAAATTAATATCTGGATTGCCAACACCTACTATGTTTTCAATCCTGTCAATCCTGTCCATTGGCTTGGTCATGTTACGCCTCAAAATTTGGTAATCTTTCTTTTCAGTGTTAGCCACTGTTTTTAACCTTGGCAATTGCCAGCTGATGCTTTTTATTTTTAGCACCAATGATTGCCTTTGTTTCATCAGTGTGTTTTTTGCCAACCCTAGATGCTGCTATGGCCGCTTTTGCTTCATCAGTGTGCTTATAGCCAAGCCCAATTTTATTTTCAGATGCTCTTTTTGATAAATAAGCGCGATGTTCATCTGAAAAGTTTTTTGGCACGCCTTTGAAGATTGCACTTAATTTTGCTTTTGTTTCTTCAGATGGTTTGTGCCCAAACATGTTCTTTTTTTGTTCATCTGTCATTTTTACACCTTTTTTCATATCAACTCCAATAGTTTTTCTTTGATGATGTGGTACATGCAAGTTACATAATTGATTTTCACTTGGTGCTGTTTATAATCATTTGGCCTGTCTTTTTTCTTAACATTGCACCCCGCTTTCTTGCCAGCGTGCTTTGCGTTCCAACTCCGCATTGATCTAACGCTTGAAAAATGATCTGATGGCCGTTCTTTCCAGATTAAATCACCATCACCATCAACATACAAACAATCTTGCAAATATTTTGTTTCAATTTCTTCTGTTGCTTTCATTCAACACCTTACTCATACTTGTCAGAAACACACTTGATGGATTCTGGGATTAAAAAATCAATTGACTTGCCATTTGGCAGCACAGCCTTTGTTAGCCAATCACTTCTTTGTTCAAACTTTAAAGCAAATTCATTGGCAAACAAAGTAAATAACTTGCTTAAATCCAATGTTGATTGCCTGCAAGAATAAACTATTATGTCACAATCCTTTCTTAATTCACCATCATATAGCAAAGCACCATATAAGCACCCACCTGTGAGAGCAACATGATGGTCTACAGTTCTTGCAATTGCCTCAAGTTTGCTCACAAACTCAATTGCTTCTTGCTGAGACCAATGCAATTGATTCTTGCTGATACCAATATAATTGCATTGGGTTTTCCAAAAATCATCAAATAGATTCATTTTAACACCTTATACTTAGTTATAAATAAATACCTTATTCCATTCCAAAATCTGGCACGAACCATCAAATGAGAACCAACAGGCACATTTTCAACAATGTCTATGCCGATTCTGAAATAATCTTTGCGTCCTATTCTTCCACCTATTATTCCTGTGTCATCCCTTAGTCGGATGTCAAGATATTCCAACTGTCCTGTTTCAATTTTACCATCACGTTTCTTAATTTCATTTTCTTCATTTGCATTTCTTGGATTTTTATGCACCAATTCACCGATGACCACACGTTCTTCGCCGTGTGGTATGCCTTCTTTTATATCACCAATTTTCCAAACTTTACCAACAATGCCATTGGCTTCTGGATTATCATAAATGTGTTTGTATAAAGAATCGAATGGAAAGATATCACCATATATTCTTTCACATTTTTCTATTGTCTCTAATTGCTTTTTAGTCAGCCTGTTGGCATCCCTATCTGCCATCAATTTTTCTGCTTTCTTTTCACCAATCCCTTTCAGAGCTGTAAAACCACCAACAAGTTTGCCATCACTAACACCCCAATTAATTTTTGATAATTTGATATCAAATGCTATGTGCTCAACACCTTCCTTATGGAGTTCACGAAGCAATAACAATGCGCTTTCTTCATCTTTGGCATTCCGCAAATTGGCTGCAGCAAACTCTAGCAAATGGTTTGCTTTCAAATAAGCACACCAATAACTGATTACAGCATAAGAATAGGTATGTGCTTTGTTCATGGCCCATGAGCCCATTCCATTTATCATCCTCCAGATGGCATCAGCTTCAACTTCTGCCATCCCTTGTGACGTTGCCCCTGCTATGAATTTCACTCTATGCTTCTCAAAATATTCATTGCCCATTGATTTAGACATTGCTTTTCTAATTGCGGTTGTTTCCTCCCAGTTAAACAAACCTATGTTTTTAACAATTGCCAATGTTTGCTCTTGATAAACAGGCAAACCATAGGTGTCTGCCATGTATTCCTCAACCAAAGGATGCATTGATGAAAATGTTTTGCCATTCTTTCTTTCGATGTATTTTTGTGTTATGCCTCCACCAAATGGCCCAGGCCGTGCTAAAGCAGACACAGCATCAAATTCATTTAATGTTTCAAATTTGATGCTTTCAGCAACAGATCGCACGGATTCACCTTCAAATTGGAAAATTCCACAATAACGGTGATTATTCATCAGTTGATAAGTTTTTTCATCATCAAATTTTAAATCATACCAATTGATACCAACATCTGAATCCTCCAAAATTGCTAGGGTTCTGAGCCCAAGCACATCAATTTTCAGCAGACCAAGCCATTCAGCAGCTGTCTTTTCAATATGAGCTATTCCCAGATCATCAACAACACAATAGTTTGTTATTTCTTCATTACAAATTAATAAGCCAGCAGCATGAACCCCAGTATGTGAAGCATGACCTTCAATGACTTGTGATAATTTTGCTGCTGGATAGTTTTTTATAAAGTCTTGTCCTGGCTTTGTTGTTGTGAATGTATCTTCAAGACAATTGGTTACACGCTCATCAGCTGATGATCGCTCAATCATCGCCACTTTTACAGCAGCAGTGGAAGATGCCGGAATATTCAAGGCTTTGCAAACGGTTATTAAAGTGCTTTTTGGTTTGAATTTGCTTATTGTCCCAATGTGCGCAACATTATTTGATCCATACTTTTCAGCCATGTATTCAAAAATGATGTGCCGTTTGTTGTCTGGAAAATCTAAGTCAATATCAGGCAAGTCTGATCTGCTAACATCGATGAATCTTTCAAAATACAACTTTGGTGGAATTGGATCAATTTCTGTGATTCTTGTTAAATAGCACACCAACGATCCAGCTGCTGAACCACGTGATGGCCCAACAAGCACATTATTGTTTTTAGCATAATGAACCATATCTGCAACAACAATAAAATATGAATCAAAATCCTTTGACCTGATTAGACCAATCTCATAATTCAAACGTTCTTCATATTCATCAGTCCAAATTCCATCCATCTTTCTGTATTTGATGCCATCACGACATAGTCTCTCAAGATCACCTTCAGCACGGATCATTGGCGCAATTGAAATTTCCAAGCCTTCACAATCTTGAGCAATATTTTCAGCAACATCTTGATTATCAAGCTCATCAAGAACATATTGTGGAGTCATCTTTTTGCCAGACTTGCTTATGAGTTGAAACACATCAGCATCTTCAGGTTTGCAAAATGCATTATCCGAAACATCCACAACAGCAAGTTTGTATTTTGCAGCAATCTTTTTCTTTTGATTATTCAAAATTCTGCTTGCAGGTGAAAGATCAATGATGGCACCAACTTTTTGCAAAAACTCACCATCAGTTATGTCACCAGCAAACTTGAATATATTATCTGACATCCCAATGACTTGGTGCTTATAAATACGCGGTATTTTGCCTGTCCTTAATGATATTTTTTGGCCATAGGCTTTCGATATGGCTTTATACAGTTCATTTAATCCTGGCTTATTTTTGGCTAAAAACCACATCTTTTGAGGGATATCATCATCAGACACTGTGATTTCAATTCCAAGCATGGGTTGAATGCCAGCTGCTTTGCACGCTTTGTAGAATGGAATGTGACCCCAAGTATCACCATCAACTATGCCAGCATGAGTACAGCCAATTTCTTTAAGTCTTGCTATGACATTTTTAATTGGGGCATATGTCTGACCAAAGCTATACTCAGTTTTAATTTTTAATTGTATCATCTTTATTCCAAAATGGGTGAACTACTCTTTCATAAACTTTCTTTTCATTCGCCTTGGCTTTTGTTACTTCTACAACAGGCTTATTTTTACAATAGCACCTATAGTATCTGGAGTGCCAGCCAAGCTCACAAGGTCTGCATTTAATCCAATTATTCTCTGTCATGACGTTTGTCAACTCCATGCCACTCTATGTGTCTTCCAGTTATTGTTTCAGTTTTCAATTGCATTATCTCACCACAAACCTTGCACCTGAGTTGTGTTCTTGACTTGAATTTCCATTTGTGTTTATCACAAGGCACTTTGGCATGGACAAAGTTTTTTAAAAAATTGAATAACATGGTTATTGCCCCAATATTGATTGTTCACTTGATATTGGTGCTCTGTTTGATTCTATGACAGAGCACACAACAAATACAGCAAACAAAAAGATAGCAAAACAGAAAAATATTGCAATTGAATCTAATAATTCTTTTAACATAAATAATTTCTATTATCGTCTATCAATTATTAATCCGGTTTTATTCAACCAGAATTCAAAAGCAGATTCAACTCTTGCCTTTGCTAATTCCTCAGTTTCAAAGCAGCCAAGAGCACTTTTTAAACCTGGAAGTCTTGTTGTTGCTCTATATTTATTTGTTGAATCCTTGGACGCAAAACTATCCCATACAACAGAACCAATTATGGTTGTGCCATGATAGCCATCACTGCCATTAGAGAATCTTGCTGTTTGTCTAGCCCAATTTTAAATGCTCATTTTGTCTTCTCCAAAAAATAGACATCCATGTCCATTGATGATTAATTTAATTTAATATTTTGATTGCCAGAGATCTGGTTGTTTAGGCTTATTCCATTGCCATAATTCACTCCTGCCATAAATTCATTGAGATTTTGTTTTGTATCCTTCCTTTTTGCAGCAACAAGAGAAACACCACATTGCTTTTTTACAAAATCCATTGCCTCTTCTATTTCAGTTTTATGAAGATTTATTACTGCTAATGCTTGGCTTGATGAAAATTCAGATTCATCAACTTTATTAATTATCTCATTAACTCTGTAAGCAATTCTTTGTGCTGCACCATTTGAGAAACTTCTGCCATAGTTACCTTTTATGCGTTCCTTTTGAATTGACTTTAAAACATAATTTGTAATTAAAACAGCAGTTGTTGCATTTGCTTCTTTTCCAATTATGCAAAATGTTGCTTTTGTTTTTGTTTTTTGTGATTTTTGTGAATAGCAGAAGCAAAAAAATAATTTTGCAACATAATTTGAAACGATTGCGCACCATCTTTCATCATAATAATCATTTTCAACCTTCACACAAGAAACATCATTATCTTTAACATCAACCATCGAAAGATTATGCTTGGCTAAAAGGCCATGAGCCATACGCATGGCATTATCTCGTTCACCTTCAGTTGCGCCTTCATTTGTACCAAGTGCAATGAGTTTTTTGACTTTGGTTATGATTGCTGTTTCCACTATAGTTCTCCAATCAAAGCAACTACTCTTTTTAAAGCAACTTCTTTATTAGCAAAGACAGTCACCTTAAAAAATATTCCTTTATTTAACTTATCAGCTAGAGAATTATTCAATTTTGATAATTCAACAACGTTCATATTTTCTAAGTTTTTCATGATATTCACCTTTATATTAGTTTTGAGTTTTAGTTTAGTCCGGTAAAAGTTCTTACCGGACTTGAAACAAATTATAATGCTTTTTTACAAAAAGTAAAGTTTTTTATTTCAATTTTTCAAAAAAACTATCAGCAATTAAAATTTCATACAATGCCATAGCATCATCCATAGCACGATGTGTCTGTGCCAGTGGCTTTCCAATGATATGTTCATACAATGCTTTCATAGTTGGACGTTTGCCAAACAGTGGTGTGTATTCCTGAGCGGTGCATATTATTTCAGGTGGCCATGGAAAGTCTAAGCACTCACACCGCTCAAGATCAAACCGGATTAAGCTGGTGTCAAATGGAGCATTGTGTGCAATAAAAATATCAACATCTTCAAAAACTGCTTTTATTTCATCAAGCAATTCACAAAAGCTATGTTCATGCTCAAGCTGCTCTGTTTTAATTCCAGTGATTTTTGTAATGACTGGATCAAGCGGTAAATTGCCTGGATTAATAAGCCAGTTGTGTTTATCAAGAACTTGCTTTCCATCAGTAATCACAACCCCAAGTTCAATTATTCTAGGCTGTTTATCAATTCCCGCCAGTTCGGCCAGTGTCAATCCTGTTGTTTCTGTGTCAACTATTGCTATTTTCATTGGCTTTAACCTCCTCAATTAAAATCTTGGCTTGATTGATTAGATACCGATTGCCAGATGATTTTGGCTGTGGTTCATAAAGATTGATGATTGCTTTTAGCAACTCAATTGCTTTCTTCTGCTGTTTATCATTCATAGTCTTTTCCAGCCTTTTGATTGTTTTAGTATAACTTGAAAATTTCTTTTCACACCGTCGTGCATATGGTATTTATTGTGATCATACCATTCCTGAAGCTCATCATGGATTGTTTTCATGACTTCTTTCTTTTCTTTTTTGTATGATTGTGATTCAGACACTTGTGAATAAAAAACATCCTTTATGACAACAACACGTTCCATTCCGCGCTGCACAAAAGATTTTAGTTGCTCTTGTGAATTAGCAACAATTGAATGTGGGTATTTTTGCTTGAATATTTTGTAACATTCTTCTTTGATCAACTCAGTTGAATCATACCTAACATACTCAATGTCAGGCACTTCTTGGCTTATCATAGTTGCAATCTCAGAATATTTGCCTGTTGCCACCCACATCTGTTTAGTCAACCACTTTAAATCCCAATCACTGACGGTTTGCCTATCACGTTCCAATTTTATGTGCTTTGGCAATATGTTGTAGCCATATTTCAAACATGTTTTACAGATGAATAGGCTGCCGACATATAAAATTCCTGGTTTGTCAATCAATATATCACCATATGGCGTTTCAATTATTTCACCAATTTCTTTTTGCATTTGCAAACAAGATTCTTTTATTGATTCAACTTGCAAATTATCTAGTCCATGGATGAAAAACTTCAACCCTTTGTTTTTTACAGTCAAGTTGCTTTCTTCAACTATCAGAAGCTCATCATTGAACTTCTTGTTGAATTTGAATTTTGGCAGCCAAAGTTTATCGCCATTGTGTATTTCCATAGCATGATTAAGCCTGGTGAGCACTAACATTGCTATTTTGTATCCTTCTCCAAAGCTGCCAATTGAATCATCAGAATCATACTTGCTTGTGCTTCCAAGCAAAAGAGTCTGTGGTGACAAAGTTGTGAACTCTGAGATTATTTTTAAAATAGTTGTAGCACCATCTTTTACAAAAACATACTTGAATGGTGATTCTGAATCAATGGCATTTTGAATTAATTCACGGACTGCTTCAACAGCACCCCAATGTCTTACATAATCTTTGTTCAAAGATAATTCATATATTTTATCAAACATCTTATTCTCCAGATGACAAAACAATGCCATTTTCAGTTATTTCACCGCGATAAATTCTGTCCATAGGATGAATTTCATCAAATTCCTCATAGGTGCTGCACCAACGTTCATTCAATGCATTGCTAGTCAACAACCTAGCACTATATTCATTGGCCGCAATAGCAATAAAATAACCAGGATAGTGCGGTTGGCCTGACCCTAAAGTCATGTAAAACTTCTTGTAGGCAAAATCCTTTATTTCATCAATCAGCTTGCATGCATCAATCCTTGTCAATTGGATAAAGCCAGGTTCATCAAAACCCATTTTAGCACCAAAGTCTTGTGTTAGTTGGATCATCAGACCTTTGGTTGATCCACCATTGAATTGTGAAATTTTTAGATCACAGTCTCTTTCCCTTCCTGTATTTTTGATTACAGTTAAATCAATATTCATTTCATGCTCCAAATTTTATTAGTTGTAAGTTTTAAATTGCTAACACCTTTAACCGATGTTAGCAATATTTTAAGACGTTTTAATTTTTAAAGCTATACTTTATTTGCCTGTATGGCCTAAGCCACCCATACCCCGCTCAGAATCGCTTAATTCATCAGATTCTATGAACTCTATTGCATCGAATTTGATGATCATAGCTTGGGCTATTCTATCACCTTTTTTCACTGTAAGTGGCTTCACACCAACACCAGCATCCCTGCGCAGCTTAATAAATAACTCATTGCGATAGCCTGAATCAATTATTCCAACACAATTAGACAATCGCACCGCGTTGCTGAAGCCTTGCCCACTTCTACTAAAAACAAGCATAACATATCCTTCTGGAACTTCAAATGCCAATCCAGTTCCCAGTCCATCAGTATGGCCTGGTGTTGACATATAATACTCTGTATTTCCATCATAGTGAATATCAAAGCAAGCATCACCTGGCTTGGCATAAGTCGGTATCAATGCCGTTTCAGTCAGTCGTTTTATTTTGACTTTCACTTCTCTATCCTCACGATGAACTTAACATCAACACCAAGGATGGACTTAGTGTCAAAAATCACATAGTTGAACTTGCGACCATTCTCAACCAAGAATGGGTTTGTATGACTTTGGGTGAACACTTCTTGTGCAACACCAATTCCACGTTCTTTGAAAAATTCACGCCACTCAATCAATTCTTCAGCCAATACATGAACACCAAGATGTGTAACTGAATTGTCGCGGTGATCAAAATCATCCTCCAACCAGTTTGGCCCAGATGTGTAATTCAATATTTCAAACTCACGTCCTTTAAATGCATTGTAGTTAAAGGACAAGTTGGCCGTGCTTTGCCCAGGATAGCCAAACACATCACCTTTGGCAACCACTGTATCGTCAACCCAGCCATCAAAGCCCATTGCATTTAGCAGCTCTTTTGCTTTTGCTGGATCACGAGGGTTGATAGCTATTTGTTCAATCTGGAATCTTAATGGTTTTTTCATTTGCTTGGTCTCTTGTTTGTTAAAGAATATTTTGAAAAATTTAAAGTCCATAGGGAATTATGCACCCAGTCAGTGCTTTGTGGTGTGCCTTGTCTTGAAGCAAAAAGCTGATGAATTCAGCAACTGAATTCGGATCAGTTTCTTCACCGGCCAATATGCCTGCAAGCTGATACCGTTGTGCTTCTTCCATTGACCAACCACGCGTATGAACAACTTGTTTATCAATTGAGAATGACATCTCAGTTCCGGCAAGTTTATTTGGGCTGATTCCAAATACAGTGATGCCGTGTTTTTTGGTCAATTCTCTGGCAAGTTGTCTTGTCATGATTTCAGCAGCACCTTTGCTTGCATTGTACGCCAAGCTGCAAGTCATTGGCATATGACTGGCATTGGAAACAATATTCAAGATGGTGCCTTTTGTCTTTATCAACTCAGGCAGCAGTTCTTTGGACATCATATAAATCCCTTTGGCATTGACGTCAATAACTTTGTCCCATTGCTCAACATCCACATCCTCCAGCCAATTTATGATGTTGACAGCCGCACAATTGATAAGCACATCCACATTGCTTATGTCCAAGCCATCAAACCTTGGATTGCGAACATCATAGCCATCTTTGATGTCATAGCCTATGACTTCATGTCCTGCATTTATCAACGCATTTGCTATACACAAACCCAAACCTGATTTGCTTCCTGTTATTAATATTTTGCTCATTGTTATTCCTTGTTTGTTAAAAAAATGATTTTTCGTTTGCGATTGAATCACAAACATTATTTATCTCGCTCAAACGCTTAACACAGCACGTTTGGCAAATTTTTGGAAGGTCACAAAATTCTCTTTCTGAATATTTGGTGACTTTGTCCCATATTTGAAGCCATGTGTTTTCAAATATATTGCCAAGTCCAATGGTTTGTGGAGAACTTCTTGTGTCACCAGCTGTAACACAACAAGGATATACAGTGCCATCTGAATCAACATATAGTTGATAAAACACAGCACTGCAATGCTTGAATGGTAGGACGTCACGCTCTGTTTTGTCTTTGTGATTTGTATCCTGCATAGAATCAGGATACATGTATCTGCTGTCAACATTGGTGATGCCTTTGGCATTTGCCCATTTTATGATTTTAGGCAATTCATCTTTGTTGTAATCGCTAATGGTAATGCCAAGTTGTACATTAACACCTGCTTCAAGCATGTCATCAATGCAATGCAGCACTTTTGACAGTGGTGTTTTGCCGCGTATTTTTGCATAAACTTCTGGATTGATTGAATCAAGACTCACTCTTATCCATTCTGCCATCTTCAACAGCTTTATGTCTATTGATGTTGGCACATAACCAGTTATAGTGCACCCAAAGGCAACATCATTGTCAATGTGCCATTCCATCACCTTGTTGAAATCAGGATATGCCATTGGATCACCACCTGAATAGCATATTGATTCTGGTTTATTTGGCAATGATTCTAAAAAACCAAGCCACTTTCCAACATCCATCTTTTTTTGATCACGATTTGGATGTCCACATCCAATGCACCGATTGAAGCATGAATCAGTCAACGCGGCTTGAATTGATATTGGTGTTAGTCTGATTCCACCAACTATTTTGTGATGGTATTTTGTGATTTTAATTGCTCTTTGATTTTCCATATTGTTTCAATACCAAAATTTTGATTTCATCCAAACATATCCAGGTCTATGGATACGCACCCAATTCAATATTTGACTTTCACTCAAATTGCCATCATGTAAACCATGATCCTCATCACCATATTCTTTTCTACCAATTTTTTTAAGATCATGGTGATGAGTTGGATTATTAAATTGTTTTGCCATGTGATAACCATGAAGATTGAACCACAACCCTGCTGCACTTTCTTCATATCCACCATGCAATTTTAAAACATCATCATGAAATAATTTACCATCAAAAGCATTTTTGAATATTAGTCCTCTTGATGTTGATGCAACAGAATGTGGAAGGCTTTCCCTTATTTCTTCTTTGTACGCATGGCCACCAAAGAAAGACACACAAGACACAAGACCACAATCGTCATTCCCATCTAAATGTCTTAATGCTTGCACATATCTCTGTCCTGATGTTTTTGGATATAATTTTGTGCCATTTCTAAATTCCATGTTGTCATCAACAAACATATAATATTTTGACTTTTTGCTCATATTTGCAGCAATTTGTCTTAAATGTGATATTCTGCATGGCGATTCTTGCTCCATCTCTTTGAAATTCAATCCAATATCAAATTTAAGCAAAATTTCTTTTGCTCTTTCTGATGCATTTAAATCAAATGATCCCTGTCCAACTATATTGAACTCAACATCACAATGCTCTCTGACATCAATGAGATGCTGCAAAGAATCATTTTTCAATATGTGATTGAATGCAATCAATTTATTTGTTGGCAGTAATAATGTTAACATAATCAATCCTGTTTTATTTTTGAAATTAATATTGACTCCATTATTGCAGAATAAACCCCATTATCATGAATTGAATCTTGATGTGTCAAACCACTGCTTGCGAACCTTGCAATTTTTACAAGAATCAATTCAAATATTCTCCATTCATATGATAGAATCAACTCCTGTGAAATACCATTTGGAAATAAAATTTTAATCATTTCAGTTATTTTTTTATATGCATCATCATGAATTGCATTTCTTGATGCAAATGTTTTTGCCATTGATTCAAGCACATCAGCAGCAGTTGTTTTTGTCTCTTTTTGTTCACACCCAACCAACAAACAAGCATCAGGTGTTTTGCATTTTTCACATATTTCTAACATTTACCCTCCAATCAATATTTATTAATTCTTAAAACTTCAGCCTTTATTCCATTGTTGATGTACATATCAACAATATCTTGTCTGTCATCATAAGCAATGATATCATCAAGTTGAATTCCCTCCAATTGCCATTCTATCATTTCATCCAATAGCATGTCAAGTTTTACATCAAGTGATGGTCTATGATCACCGGCCTTCCTCATGCACAATCTATCAACTTCAATGCCATTCCTTCTCATCCATTTTTCAGTTATTATTCTAAACTTATCAGGCCGTGCAGTGAAAATTATCAAGGCACCAGCTCCATCGATGATGTGTCCATTTACAAATTCATCGAAGATGCTATTAAGATGATAGTTGAGAAACCGCTCATCCAAATTAGCAATATGGTGCTTTATCGTTGGTTTGCGCCAACCATCATTGCTTATGCAATTATCAAGATCAAGTATTGTTACTTTCATCACATTGCCTTGCCATTAATGGCGATAGGTGCTGCTTCATGACGGATTGACCAAAACAATTCTTTGGCTTTATCCTTAACGGCTGTGTTATCCATTTCAGGCAAGTACACTGGGCATTCTTTTTTGCCATAGCGAGGGAAAGCACAAGTTCCGTGTGCCACACAATACACTTGCAACATGTCTTCTGTCCAAGGGTGAAGTTTTATCACTTCTTCACGCATGGAGCGGAAGACATCCTGATATTCACCCTGGGTTCTGGTACAAAGCCTTAATTTGGCACTATCCATCAGCGTGCGCAAATTAAATTTGGCATAGATGTTTGTTGTGATATTTGTTGGCAGCTCACCACGGGCATCCTGAGCGGGACAACCAGCATCAATAAGATCACCATAAGATTTTAAAGCAGCTTCAATTCCTTTGTTCCAAATTTCCAGCCATTCGTCGTTTTCTTGAATGCTTGGTGGCACTTCAACGTGTTGATTTCTTGCATCAACCACTCGCATTGCTTGCTGCTGATATGAACCAGTTCTGGTGCGCACAAATTGGTGGGTGAATGCTCTTGTTACATCTTCAACCTTGAATATGTAATCTACAAATTCAAATGATGTTTTGATGGTGTCCATCATATAACTTAAATGCTCTGCTTTCTTTTCTTCAGACCAATCAGATGGCTCATCACGGTCATTAGTCAATCTGACATTTTTAGTCTCCAAAAGCATGTTTAGTGCATCTGGTGTATGTCTTACTATTGAAACTTTCACTTTATACTCCAATTTTAATTTGTTTTGTTTCCACAAACAACTCATGATGCTGAAAGCAGCGAGTCATCTTGATGCTATGTTTTTTGCTATGTTTTTTTATTCTTCTGTAATTTCTGTACTCAATCCTTGCAGAGTCACAATGGGTATTTTTTAAGCTCATTTTGTTCACCTTTAATTTTGATAATGAATTTTATTTCACCAGGATGTCACCACATTGGTTGGTTGACATCCCTGCTCTGTTAATTTGTTTGAGCATTGGTGCTGTATAATAAAGCCATCCTTGGCAATATCAATCCTATTAAATTAAATCTAACAATTTATTTGCTACATTGGTTTTGAAATTAGCGCGGTCACCAAACTGGGCGCGGTCAAACTGTTTACTGCGATCTACACCCTTGCTTGGTGATTCATGATCCATATACTGGGTGACTGCATTTACAAGACCCCAGGCAGTGTTTTTCGCGCTTATTAGTTGTGATCCAAGACCTTGGCCATTGTATAAATCCATGATGGCTTTGAGCTCTTTTGAATTTTCAACCATTTGCATTGGAAGCATTGAGTTACCATCTGCATCAAGCCAATTATTTTTCATTTCAGAAGCAACAATTTGAATGGCCTCTTCACGATCAAGCTTGATTGTTGTTAAAGTTTGAGCAGATTCGATGAAAGAATCCCAAGCATCAGCTGCCAAACCAAGATCAACTTTAACAGCATCTGAATTAAATGCTGCCATATGAGGGATTTTGATTTGAGCTCTTTGGCCATTATTGCCAATTGCCATCCTTAAAGTATTGTTACAAACAACTCTAACTGATGTAAAGTGAGCAGAAGTTGCCATTGAACCATCCATTGAGGTGCCAAGCAACAAGTAAGGCTTAATTTCATCCACACCAGCTATCTTAACAGATTTGCCTGTTTTGGCTAATGCCCAAAGTTTTTTGCCGCCATATAGGCACCCCGCTGTTTCCATTTGAAAGCCAGCATCTGAAGTCAATGAAGTGAAGAACTCCAGGATTTCATCAGGCTGAACAATTTTGTATTTTGAAGAAACAATGGAAAGTGGAGCCAATGTATCATTGCGATACAGAACATTTTTTGAATTTTGACGGAATGTCTTACCACCTGCTTGGAAAATCACTGGGGTGACTTCTGCCATCCAATCCATTCCTGCTTCAACTTTCCATTCATCAATAGTTGATTCAGCAGTCAAAGCCTGTCCAAGACCATGCCAAGCTTTTTCACCGACATAAGCCATTGCTGCTTGACCGTTTGATTTTGTATCTAATTCATGAGCCATGATATTCACCTTTATATTAGTTTTGAGTTTTAGTTTAGTCCGGTAAAAGTTCTTACCTGACTTGAAACAAATTATAATGCTTTTTTACAAAAAGTAAAGTTTTTTTTACTTTATTTATACGTTTTCAATTTCACTTTCTATGTTGCCTATTTCTTCAACTTCTTGCTTTGCTGCCTTTTCTTTTCTTGCTTCTGCTTTTGCAGCCGCTTTTGCAGCTCTTTCATCTGCTTTTGCAGCCGCTTTTGCAGCCTTTTCTTCAACTGTTGCAGGCACTTTGGTTGACTTTTCAACTTCAAAAGTTTCAAAATGATAGACTTTTTCAGGTTGATCATCGGTTGCTGCAACAACATAGTCCAATGTTTTGGATTCACTTTTATTCAAGTTGCCACGAAAAGCAGGGAATTTTGACATTGGCAAACCATAGTTTTCGAATGCTTTGCCAACTGATGAAAATTCAGCAGTTTCATCACCAATTCTTACTTTAGCACCCCATCTTTTTAAACGAGCTGCTCTTGTTTCTGGAGCAGACCATGTCATTGATAGATTCATTTTCTTTTCTTCATTTGACAATTCAGCTTTTGGAGCCTTTTCAGCTTTTGGAGCCTTTTCAGCTTTTGGAGCCTTTTCAGCTTTTGGAGCCTTTGGCCTGTCCATTGCAGAGCCGATTAAATCATCTTCAGCATCATCAGCTTTTTCTTTGTCTGTTAATTCTGGTTCTGGTTCATCACCTGATAATGGCAGATCAACTGATTGCTCAGCAGCATCTTCTTCACCCAGAACTTCATTCAATAAATCAAGTTGGTCTTGTTCTTCTTTGGTCATTTCATTTTCCTTGGTTTGTCTTGCTTTCAAAACTGATTTTTCACCAGCGGCTCTTGAAGCAAATTTGGTTGTTTGTTTTCTTGTCAGCAAATTGTATTCTTCAAGAAGTTCTTTTGTTGACATGGTTGTTATTTCTTTTTGTGTTGACATCACGTTCACCATTAGTTTTGAGTTTTAGTTTAGTCCGGTAAAAAGTTCTCACCGGATTTGAAACAAATTATAATGCTTTTTTACAAAAAGTAAAGTTTTTTATTTCATCAAAGTAACATTTTTATTACGATCAATTGAAATTATTTTATTTGTGACCATTTTCCCAATTGATGTATCTATCTCAGCTGTAATATTAACAAGCAAAAGTCTACGAATATCACCTATGGTTGCATCACCTTCACGCTCCAAGATTGCCTTTATGTGGCCTTGCCACTTTAAATAATTGAAATAACTCAATCTGTGCTTATCAGCTGGATCACTTAACATTGTTCTTCACCATTGTCCTTTCATAGCTTGATGAATTGATCATCTTTTTGATGATGCTTATGTCTTTCAGCACGTCATCTAGCAGAACTTGGCGCCATGTTGCAAACCTACCAAGTGAGTAAACATTATGCTCATGTGTTGCTTTGAACATAAATTCTTTACGCCAATGGTCGTCGATTGGTGATATTTTGCCAAATTTCAATTCAGAATTACCCAATGGTGTTAAATTTGTGACATTGATGTCGAAAGCATCAAACATGTCTTCATCATCTTCATCAAATTTCACATATTCAGCTGTTAAAATGTCTCCAACTATGGACGCCCTGTATAATCCATATAGTTCACTTGGGAAATAGATTGTTTGGTGAACATTGCAATCTTGTATTTTCCATCTTTTCACAAAGACTTTGCTTGATGCAAATTCAGGAATGTCTGTTATACTCAGCATCCTTGCAAGAACTGGCATCGGTACTGTGCTTATTGTTGGTGAGTCTGACACAATACAATCATTTATATCAAACTTTGTTTTCCAAGCTATCCTGCTTGAGCACCGCTCAATGAGTTGTTCATGAAAGTCGATTGGTGCTATCCAGCGTTTGCAAGTGTCTATGTTCCAGATGCTTCTGTCTTGAATTGCTCCAATGACTTTCTGGCTGTATTCATTACAAATTTTTGGATTTGGTGTGTGGAATCTGCCATCCTTATATATGGCTTTGTGAACCATAACTTCTTTAAAATCAATTCCAACGGCATCACCAACACCAGGTGATCGAAAGCGCAGCAATGCTTCATGCTTATTAAATTGATCTTTGCTTTGTGCTTCTATGATAACACTATCTTGGAAGTGCGTGCTAGCTGCCAATAGACCTGCCATGCCAGCCCCAACTATCAATGTTTTTTTCATCTTTATGGCCTTTTTTTAGTTTTTAGTTATTGAGACCATATTATAATGTTTTTTACCCATCCTGGCTATTTTTTTTAAAATAAATAAGAAATAACTTCCTTTTCTGCTGAAAATAATTATAATTGTCCCACGTCCTAAAGCCAGGATGGAAAACTAACAACTAAAAGAGATCAATATGAAAAAAATATTTATTACACAAATACCGCATCGAACTGATGCTAAAACAGGTGCATTTGTTCCATCAGTTAACATAAACACAGCATCTGAACACGGTGAGTTGATAGTCATAGCACCTCCACGTGGTGGATTTTATGATGCCAATGCATTGAAGGATTTGATATCAGAATCATTAATGAATTTCAATAATGATTCTGATTGCCTGTTGCCACTGGGTGACCCGACACTATGTTCTGCTGCTGCTGCTTTTCTTGGACGTCGCTTTGATTATTTTGATGTGTTGCGTTGGGATAAGACTCTTGGCCGTTACACTAAAAACAGAGTGGTGATTTAACTATGAAAACAAAATTGATTAAATTTACAATTGGTGGTAGCCATAAATTGAGTTGTGCTTGCTCTGACCTCAGAGGTGATTGCTCTAATCTCATAGGTGATTGCTCTTATCTCAGAGGTGATTGCTCTGACCTCAGAGGTGATTGCTCTTATCTCAGAGGTAATTGCTCTGGTCTGAGAGGTGATTGCTCTGACCTCAGAGGTGATTGCTCTGACCTCAGAGGTGATTGCTCTGGTATCATAGGTGATTGCTCTGACCTCAGAGGTGATTGCTCTGACCTCAGAGGCAATTGCTCTTATCTCAGAGGTGATTGCTCTGACCTCAGAGGTGATTGCTCTAATCTCAGAGGTGATTGCTCTTATCTCAGAGGTAATTGCTCTGGTCTGAGAGGTGATTGCTCTGACCTCAGAGGTGATTGCTCTTATCTCAGAGGTAATTGCTCTGGTCTGAGAGGTGATTGCTCTGACCTCAGAGGTGATTGCTCTGGTATCATAGGTGATTGCTCTGACCTCAGAGGTGATTGCTCTAATCTCATAGGTGATTGCTCTGGCCTCAGAGGTGATTGCTCTGGTCTGAGGGGTAATTGCTCTGGTCTGAGAGGTGATTGCTCTGGTATCATAGGTGATTGCTCTGACCTCAGAGGTGATTTTGATTTGTGTGACATTTCAGATAGTGAAAGAGAAAATGGCATCAACATAATTGATTTGATAGAGATATAATATGTCATATTCTATAGAAGACATTACAAAGCTAGCCAATGCGATGGTTGATGCTGAGCAAGATGTAAAAGATGCTGAGCTTAGGCTTGAAAGAACCAAAGAAAGACTCAGAAAAATAAGAGAGGATACAATACCAGGTGTTATGCAAGAGCTTGGCTTGTCTGAATTAAGGCTTGCAACTGGTGAAAAATTGAGCATCAAACAAGATGTTTATTCACAACTTGCAAATGAAAATAAGGGTGCAGCCTATAATTGGTTGGAAGAAAATGGCTTTGGTGGTTTGATAAAGGTCAATGTTGTTGTTGATTTTGGCAAAGGTGAGTTGGAAAGAGCAAAAAAGTTGCAATCTTTACTTGCTGAAAAAGGCTTGTCAGTTACCATCGGTGAATCAGTACATTGGCAAACGATGAAGGCATTTTTAAATGAACAGATCAAGAAAGAAGCTGACATACCACTTGATTTGTTTGGTGCTACGCCTATCTTTGTGGCGAAAATAACAAAGAAATAAAACTTAAAACTTAAAACTTAAATAAAAGAGAATATCATGTCTAAAAATACTGAAGAAAAAAACATTGCTGTTGTTGAAGAAAACTTGCCTGTTGCTCAAGCAATTGGTGCAATGGATTTTGAAGAAGATGCTGGCGCTGGTATTGAAGGTGCTGACAGTAAATCATTTGCCATCCCATTCTTGTCATTGCTACAAGGCTTGTCTCCACAAATTGAAACCGTTGACGGTGCTAAGCCTGGTCTGTATATCAATACCATCACCAATGAGCTGTATGCAAAAGCGCGGGTCATCCCATGTGCCTTCCAACGACGTTTTTTACGCTGGGCACCCCGCTCCAAAGGTGGTGGCTTCAAAGGTGAATACAATCCTATTGATGTTGAAACAAACAATGTTCCTGGTATGGTCAATGTGGGTGGTCAATATTATGTGGATGTTCCTGAAGGCACGACAGTGTTCCTTGATTCTGACGGCCATCCGCTTTTTGACCGTTTGTCAGACACCCGAAATCACTATGTTCTGGTTGAATCAGCAGAAGGTTCTTGGCAACCTGCATTAATATCAATGGCAAGTACCCAAATTGGCGCATCTAAAAAGTGGATTAGTCGTATACAAGGGATCGAAATGCGAAACAAAGCAGGAAAAGCATTCAACCCGCCATCATTCAGCCATATCTATTCATTGACATCTGAAAAGAAAGAAAATGCCAAGGGGAAATGGAATGGTGTTGTTGTCGGTTTTGAAGGCCAAGTCACTGATGCTGAAGTTTATGCAAAAGCAAAGGCTTTCCATGCTGCTGTATCTGCTGGTGAAATTGAAGTTTCACAACCTGTTGATGATGTGCCTGCTGGTGACAGCAGCTCTGATGTCAATGCGTTCTAAAACATATTAAATTCAAAAATTAGCATAGCAAGACACAACGATAATTGCCATGGTCTACTATCCGTATAGACCATGGCAATTCTAAGCTAAAACAAGGATTTTAATATGCAGTCAATAATTTATACATACAAAAATAAAGTCGGTGGCAACAGCTCTGAAATTTTAAAATTCATTGGCAATCAACCACCCTGTCCTATTTGCAATGATTATGGTGAATATGAAGACAATGGCCCAAAAGGATGTTCGCTTTGCAATTCAAGATTAATTCAATTTGTAAATAAAAGTGGCAATCGAGTCATGGCAGACTATGGCGATACAATAGTAAAATATGATGATGGAACATTAGATTTGATTCAAGGTGATGATTATGAACTATAAAAAGATTCATAATAAAATCATCTCAAAAGCAAAAAGCAGGGAAAAGAAAATTGGCTGTTTTGATTCATCAGTTTTCCAAGCACACCACATAAAGCCAAAGAGCATAACAGGCGATGCCAAGTGGAGTGGTGAAAAAGTCCATCTTACTCCAAAAGAACATTATGTTATCCATCAACTTCTTCTAAAAATTCATAAAAAAACACCCAAACTTGGTGTTTGCATTGCACCGAATGGCTCATCACCCTGATGCGCACAAATACGGAATCAAATATCATTCCTGGATAAGACAGAAAGCCAGAAAGCAAATTCAATCAAATAATAAAATTCCAAGAAGGAAAACAAATGAATAATCAGTTTAAAACTATCATGCTTTTAACAGCATTAGCATTAAGTTCATCATCACAAGCGGATGGTGTTGATGACCCAAACTTTTACAAGGATTTTGAAAACAATCCATGTTCATATGACCTGGGCGCACCATGTTCAGATGATTATTTAAGAAAACACCAACAGCAGCTTCCAAAAAAGGCAACACTGGAAAATCCAGAGTATTTTGCTTGTCCTTGTAAACAAGAGCACAAAACAGCTAATGTACCAGAACCAAAACCATTTTTCACACTGGCAATTGGTTTGGCATTAATATTCATAGCCAGAACTAAGCTGAGAAGATGATATGAAAAACAGTGAAATGCTTGTTTGGGCAAAAGAATATGCTTCAAGAGGTTGGTGGGTGTTTCCATTGCACTCTATTGACTCAGATGGAAATTGCACTTGTGGAAAGTGCGGCAGCGAGGGTGATGCTGGTAAGCACCCCGCGATTGATAGGGGTTTGAAAAGAGCAAGCCGCGATTTGTCTATTCTTGAATCATGGTGGAATGATAACTCACCATTGCGCAATATTGGTTTGGTCACAGGAGAAATAAGTGGCATCACAGTAATTGACATTGATGTAGGTGTTGGAAAGCTTGGTGCTGAGACCTGGGCTGATTTGATACGTGAACACGGTGAGCCGGAAACACTGATGGCTGAAACAGGATCAGGTGGAATGCATGTTGTCTTTAAGTATGGATCAAGCCTAAAAACGTCCTCAAATACATTGGGAAAAGGTGTTGATTGCAGAAATGATAATGGATACATTGTTGCCACGCCTAGTTTGCACAGATCAGGCGGCTCATACTCTTGGTTGAACTGGGGTGATAGTGTTGAATTGGCTTATTTACCAGCTCATTTAAGCAAAAAAGTTGAAAATCGTGGCAGACCACGCGGTGATGGTAAAGGCTCAAGTGAAAAAAGAAAAAAATATTCACTTGAGCAAGTTGAAGCAATGCTTGAGGTTGTTGATAGTCGTGATCGTGATCTTTGGAGGCTTGTTGGTATCATACTTGGTCGTGAATTCAAACAGTCAGATGCTGCTTGGGATTTGTACAATCGGTGGGCTGATAAGGCAGGTGTAAAAAAAGGCAGGAATCATGATGAAATAATGAATGAAGCCTTTTATATCATCTCAGGACAAAATGCTGAAAGAGAACTTTCAATTGGCACAATAGTTAAATTGGCAGTTTCTAACGGATGGGCACCACAAAAGGGTGAGGTGCCCATTGAAAATTTTGTGTATTTTGGGCCTGGCAACAACTTCATTTATCGTCCAACAATATCCTATTGGATTGCCAGTGCGGTTGATGCCGCTGTATCGCCTATCAATACTGATGGCAAAATAACCAGCGCAAGCGAATGGCTCAAACAAAATCAACTGGCAACATCACTGACATCGGATCCATCACAAGACAGTGATTATTTGAAAGGCTATGATTGCCAGAAGGGTGAAATAATCGAATCAACAGGAGCTGCGATGTACAATACATATCGAAAGCCAAACATCCATCTAGGTGATCATAGACTTGCTCAGCCATTTGTGTCTCATGTTGAAAAAGTATTCAGCAAACCAGGTGATGCAAAGCAATTCTTGGATTATATGGCTCATAGAGTTCAGAAACCATGGGAAAAGCCACGATTTGCTTTAATGATAGCAGGTGGCCAAGGTGTAGGCAAAGATACAGCCATTGAGATGTGTGTCCCTGCTATTGGTTCATGGAATGTCGCCAACATTGATCCATCTGCTTTTGAATCTAGTTTCAATGAGTTTGCAGCAGCCACCTTGGTGCGTATAAGTGAAGCAGCAAATTTACATGAAATGAGTAAATGGGCCTTTAATGAACGCACCAAGGTTTTGATTGCTGGCACGCCTGACATTATGGATATCAATCCAAAATATGGGCAAAAGTTTGTTGTCAAAATGTACTGTGGCGTTATCATAACAACAAACCACCTGGTTTCAGGCATTTACATTCCATCTGACGATAGACGTTATGATGTTATTGAGTCAGCCACTATCCAAGAAATGGGTTTGACTGATGAAGATGAAAAGGCAGCTTATTTTACTGATCTTTGGGAGTGGTTTTTCACTGGCGGGATGAATCATATCGCAGCCTATTTGCATGAACGTGATGTTTCTGGATTCAGCGCTAACAATGGTCAACGCAAGACTGATGCTCATAAGATGGTTGTTGCTGGATCCATGGCTAGTGATCAATGGTTGATGGATGCTATTGAACATTTTGGTGAAAATGATCTTATCAGAAGTGATTGGCTATTGACAAAAGTTTGTGAAGATGGCAGCAAGGTTGAAGCAATGAAGCCAAGATTGAATGCAGCTATTTCAAGATTAGGCTATGTCATTTATCGCAATCCAGATCGCAAAGATGGCAGGTGGAGACTTGAAGCAAAGAATGTAACAATATTTGCCAAGTCTGGAACACCTATGGTTGATTGTTTGGATGGCAGCAATAGAAATGCAATGTTGCCTGATTATATCCGAATGGAGAAATTTTGATGATATGTTGGCATTGTGGAAGGAAATTGCTTGATTCATTTGCAACAGTTGTTGATCCAATAGGAAATATTCACAAAACACATAAGAGTTGTAAGAAATCGGCAGAAAATTCAATTCACATTACAGATTTGAAGACTGCATTTGAAATTGAAAATCCAGAAGTTTTCACTGTTGATGTTGAAAATCCAGATTATGCATTAAACAAAAATTGGGTGGATGTATGAAATTAATTAAAAATTTGTTGTGCTTTGTGTGTGATTTGATGCCAATATATTTTGACACACATCACATATATTTTGATGAAGATGAAAAAATACTTCTTGGGCAAAGATTTGTTGATGGTGATGAATATTTGTGTTTGCCTATTGAAACAATATGTTTGGTCAAATATCACACTCTTAGTAAAGTGATTGTTGCACTGAATCATGTGTTTGTTTATGATACAATTTCTACTGAGACTTGGAATGGATAATGGGCTTTGCTTGGCTTTTATCATGGGCTGGTTTGATAGGCTTGAGCTTAGATTAAGCTATATTGATGCCTATGATAAAAGCAGAAATAAACAAATTTGGAGAGAGCATTATGAGCTTAGATATGAATGATCAATTATGGTGGAAAGGCAAGACAACAACTTATTCAAAAAATAAAGATGGTGAGGTTGATAGCATGAAGCTGGTGAGCACCAAACGGTGCCCTGTTTGTAATGATGATCAGCTTGGATTGATTAGAACTCAAAACATTAAAATTTGCTCTAATTGCTCACCCAAGTTTACTATTATTCCATGGCATTTGGATCCAGGACAAAAGGCAATTTTATGAGACCTGAAAGTGAAAGCAGCAAAGTTGATGAGTATTACAAGAATTGGCACATAACCTGGGCTGGCAATAGTTCTGGAATCAATATTTTCACAGCCACTAATGATGGTTGTGAAAAGATAGGAGCAACTGATGTTCCTGTGCTGAAGAAGATGATTGATTTTTTAGCGATAGAGGATGATAAAAAGTTTAGGTAGGTAAGTAGTAAGGGCTTATATTAAAACATCGTAGTGATTGAATTTATGGGGTAGGATTATGTTTTTTAGATGGCTGCCACCTATTAATTTATTAAATGTGGAGACTTTATATATGAGAGAGAGGAAAAGAAATGTTGAGCTTGATAAAAGAGCTGATAGCCTTAAGTTGAAACCAACAAAAATGCAAACAAATAATTTTAACAATGTGCCAATAGCACCGCGGAAAAGTGACATTGACATAATACGCGGTGAGCGAATGGCTTTATGTTCAATGCTGAAGTATAAAAACAGAGTAAGGCAAGGGGGATGATGTGACAACTATTGATATTGTTTTATGTTATGTTATTTTTTGTGTGATTGTGCTGGGTGCTTTTTTATTAAAGCATATTTGGCAAGAAGGATTTGCCAAAACAGAAAACGATATGAATATGTTGAGCTCAGAAACAAATTGGGTGATCAAAGTTTTAGAAGATCACATTGAAAAATGTCAAATTGAATCGTGGAACACAACTGCCAAAGCAATTTTGATGACAATTAGGAGAAGGAAATGATTTTGGATAAAATTAGATTGAAATGTTGGCTTGTTGAGTTTATGTTGCTTGCCATCATTGGCTCTGCTGCTGGCTTGTACTTGGAAAATGATTGGCTATTGAATGCTAATCTGCTGTTATTTGCCACTGGTGTTTTGTGGCTTGTTAAAGTGTGTATTTATGATTACTGGGAAAGAAAAATGACACAAGACAATGCAATGTCAATTGATTGTGATGATGATAGTGACTTTTCAGCAGCTAGCTTCCGCAAAATAGGTGCTTATGAAGAGCGTGAAGACATAATAAACATGCTTGAAAATCTTATTGATTCATGTCAGATTGAACCATGGAACCAAACTGCCAAATTAGCTTTGGACAAGATCAAGAGAAGGGGGATGGGATGAGGCTAATTAAAGAATATTGGCATTTAATCATTCAGTGTATTATTTGCTGGTGTCATGGCTTTAGGACTAAAACAGGTGCTGAGCCATGGCTGCTAAAGCAAGCATTGAAGGAGAATGCTAGGCACCCCCCAGGCAGTCAAATGAATCCTGCACGATTTGGTGCTACTCATGATCGAAAATGGCTGAAAAGACTCTTTTTGTAAAATGGTCGTTTTCGTGGATAGGTGTGGCGGTCGAAAATCGAGAAATCAAAAGTTTTTTAAAAAAGTTTTCCATCCTAGCACATCCTAGCTTTTTACAGAAAATTTGTAATTTCAAAATGCCTACTTGGTGTGAGTGTTAAAGTTCATTGATGAATTGCAATCAGACTTTTGATAATTTTCTATAGTTTGTTTGTAATTGTGACGAGAACATAGTCAATTTACAAAAATTTTTGAATTAAGCCGGGATGGGCTAGGATGGGTATTTTTTGTGGTTTATTTGTTAACTTGTTGATTCATAAGCACTAACGATGCTGTGGATATAAAAGGTTAAATAGGCATCCTAGCCCATCCCGGATCATACTAGGATAAAAGATATTTATAATATTAAATAGAAAAACATATATAATTAATATAATATAATAAACAGTATTTTAGCTAGTGTGAACCGGGATGGGCTAGGATGCCTTTTAAGTCTTCTAGTTCTAGCTATTTTGGTAAAATAAAAAAACTTTACTTTCGGTGGTGCTTATAGTATAAGCAAGATTATTTATAAATTTCGTTATTTTTATCGAAAAGCGTATAATATAAATTCTGTTTTGTCCTAGGCATAGGCGCAAGTGATTTGAACCCAAGTTTTAAATCGGCAAAACAGAATAACTTAATTTACTTGGGGAATGATAGTGTCGTATGCAAGAGAGGATTTCAGAGAGACTTCAAAACAAAAACTGAAGGGAATCATCGAAAATGAATTTAAAAATAACATCATACTTGCCTGTGATGTTTATGAATACATAAGTGATTGTGTATCACGCGATATAATAGATGATAGAAGTGGAATAACGGCAATAGTCGATTCGATATTAAGACAGCTTGACTATGTTAAACTTAATAATCCATCAAGTAACAACAATGTTTGGGTTATAAATAAAAACGATCGTGCAATAAATTCATTTATCTATAAAAAGAAAGAACAAGATGGTGATGTTACAAAAATAAAATATACAGGCTACACACGTTATCCTGATTGCATTTAAACAAACACAAAATAACATTATGACAGAAGAAAAGAAAAAGAATCCAATTGGCAGACCAAGAAAGAGACTTGATGAACTTAATCCAAATTGGAAACAAATAATATTTGATGCTGCTCAAGATGGTGAAGGCCCAACTGCATGGAAGGTTTATTTGGGACTAGGGCATGAGACATTTCAAAATATGAAGGAGGATTATCCAGAGTTTAATACCGCTGTTCAAGAGGCCATGATATTAAATTTGCATTATTGGGAGAATGAAGGTCGTGATTTAGTGCGTGGTCGCATCAAGGGAAATGGCAATGTTTATGCCTTAATTATGAATAATAAGTTTGGTTACAACTCAAGCAGAAATGAAACGAAACTTGTCGCAGAAGTCAAGGCAGATGTTGTAACAGCCACTCGTGATCTGACAAAAGATGAATTGCTTGCCCAACTCAAAAGTCGTGGCTTGCCAACTTCATTGTTGATTGAACAAAAGGATTAGTCGTGCATCCAGAAGTCAAAGAAATCATCACAAAAGCAATGAATGTTGCAAAATATGCCAAGGCAGAATACAAAGTCAAAGCTGATGCTGCAAAAACAAACAATGAGTCCACTGGTGGCTGGGAGTTGGACAATGGATACTTGAATAATTCAGATTGCAAGCCTGCTGGAACAAACGCATCACGTTGTATTGACTTAACAGAAGTGTTGGCACGTATAAAATCAATAGCAGATTTAGCACCATCAGATAGACAAGATTCAATTGATGCCATAAAGATGCATTGGAGACAGTGCATGGATTCATTTTTGCCAAAACCAAATGTCTAAAGTCTACACCATCCAAGATTTGGATTTGCTTGAACAACTTGCTATTCTTGAAGCGCGTGAAGACTTTTATGCGTTCAGGAAGTTGATTCACCCAAAAATGAAAACTGGGTGGTTTACACGTTCAATCAGCCATCATCTTCAAGACTTCTATGTTGAGTGGATGGCTGGCAATCGACCCAAATTAGCAATCAGCACACCACCTCAACACGGCAAGTCATCAGCAGTTGTTGACTTCATTGCTTGGTGCGCAGGTAAAAACCCAGAAAAGCGTGTGATCTTTTCATCTTTCAGTGAAAGATTGGGAGTGCGCTCCAATATGGCTCTGCAAAGAATATATGGATCAAAACGCTATCAGGACATATTCCCAAATACAAAGCTAGGGGGCATCTGCAACCGCGAACTGCTGGAGTATGTAGGGTCGGAAGGCTACTTCAGAAACACAACTGTACGAGGCTCTATCACTGGAGAATCGCTAGATTTGGGAATAATAGACGATGCCATCAAAGGTCGTGAAGCCGCAAACAGCGAAACAATCCGTGAAGCAGTATGGGAATGGCTCACAGATGACTTTTTTACTAGGTTCAGCGATGAAGCTGGACTGCTGGTTGTTGCAACTAGATGGCATGTTGACGATCCAATTGCCAGGCTTGAAGCTGAGCTTGGCAGTGGATTGAAAGTAATCAACTATCCAGCTTTGGCTGAGCAAGATGAAAAATACAGGAATGAAGGTGAGCCACTATTCCCTGAGTTGAAGTCAATAGATTTTTTGAATAGCGTCAAAAAGATAATGGCACCACTAAGTTGGTTATCATTATTCCAGGGAACACCAAAAGTCCAAGGCGGACAGCTTATCCACACAGAGCATTTCAACTATTATAATGTTTTGCCATTGCTTGAATATCGCTGTATTTATGCTGATACTGCGATGAAAACAAAAGAAAGGAATGACTTTTCAGTTTTACAATGCTGGGGGAAAGGCAAGGATGGTCGCATATACATGGTTGATATGATTCGAGGCAAATGGGAAGCACCTGAGCTTGAACGAAAGACAATTGCATTTTGGAATAAACATCATGCAATGACCAACCAAAATACTGGACAATTGAGAAGTCTCAAAGTTGAAGACAAAGCATCAGGCACTGGCTTGATACAAAAGATTAGGACAATTATTGATCCGCTGATACCTGTTGAAGCTGTTCAAAGAAACATTGACAAACTTCAAAGATGGAATGATGTTGCTGGCTATCAAGAGTCAGGTTATGTATTCTTACCTGAAAATGCAATTTGGCTATCTGACTTCTTGACAGAATGTGAATCATTCAGTTCTGATGACAGCCATCTTCATGATGACCAGATTGATCCGATGATGGATGCCATTGTTGATATGGTGTCTGTTCAAAATGAAATGGGAATATGGGGTGCTTTGGGAAAAAGATGACAACAGAAATTAAAATAGATTGGTTTAACAGAACTCTTTTTTTAAAAGAATCACCAACAAAAAGCAAGCCACACTTGTTGATTGGTGTGTATTATAGTGGCGTAACATTCAAAGGTGTAGATATTATGTTTTTATTACCAGATGACAAAACAGCGACAGTTGTTGTATCAGCAGTTGATGCAAAGGGTTTTACAGCTCAAGTTGAAGGTGTTGAGTTCTCAAGCTCAGATGAAACTATTGTGACCGTTGATTCTGCTGGTGTCATGACTCCAGTTGGCATTGGCTCTGCTACAATCAATGTTGTTGCTGATGCTTTAATCGGTGAAGGTGTTGAAGCATTGGTTGGTTTGCTTGAAGTGACTACTGTTGCTGGCAAAGCAGTGTCTTTAAATGTGACGGCAGTATTGTCATAATTTAAAGCTAGTTTAATCCGTGGCTATCCCGTATAATTTATATGCGATAGCCATTTTTATTAGATAATGAAATGCCAAAACAAGAAATAGACATCAATCAAGCAATTGAGCTTGCAAAGCTGGAAGAAGCCAAGCAATTGGAATCTAGCAAAACATCAGACAGCTTTCAGAATTTTGAGCACAATCTTGGTATTGGTGCTAACAATGCCATGTCTTCAAGCACTTATGGATTCAACCCAATCACCCGCAACAGGACATTGTTGGAATGGATTTATCGTGGCTCTTGGCTGGGTGGCGTTGCGGTTGATGTTAAAGCTGATGATATGACACGTGGTGGAGTTGACATAATCGGTGAAACAGAACCTGACAAAGTTCAAGAAATTGAAGAGGAAATTGTCAAGCTTGGAATATGGAATAGCATCAATGAAGCATTAAAGTGGTCATATTTGTACGGTGGTTCAATAGCCGTCATGCTTGTTGATGGGCAAGATATTGAAACACCATTAAGACTCTCAACAATAAAAAAAGACCAATTCAAGGGATTGCTTGTTATGGATCGTTGGATGGTTGAGCCCAGCCTTAATGATCTTGTCACAGAATATGGCCCAAGTCTGGGTCTGCCAAAATTCTATCGTGCTACAGCAATGGCACCTGCGCTTGTTAATCAAAAAATACACTACAGCAGAATCATACGATTTGAAGGCATAAAATTGCCTTATTGGCAGCGTGTGATGGAAAACTTGTGGGGCCTGTCAGCCCTTGAGAGACTGTATGACAGAATGATAGCTTTTGACTCTGCCACAACAGGCGCAGCCCAATTGGTTTACAAGTCATACATCCGCAACTATAAAATTAAAGGATTGAGACAAGTTGTTGCCATTGGTGGTGATGCTTTAGAAGGCCTATCAAGATATGTGGAGATGATGCGCAGATTTCAAGGGATTGAAGGCATGACATTGCTTGATTCTGAAGATGAATATGCAGCTGATGCTCACAGTGCATTTGGTGGATTGTCAGACATCATGAGCCGCTTCATGGAACAATGCAGTGGTGCTCTTCAAATACCATTAGTGCGTTTATTCGGCCAAAGTCCATCAGGATTCAGTACTGGTGACACTGACTTGCGCAATTACTATGACACTGTAAATCAAGCACAAGAAAAAGACTTGAAGGTTGGTGTCACAAAGATTTACAAAGCTGTAGCAGCATCGCTTGGACAAGAAACTCCAGATGGCTTTGGATTAATGTTCAGAAGTTTGTGGCAAATGTCAGATGTTGAAAAAGCAGATGTCGCAAGTAAAAATGTTGAAACAATTGCTCGTGCTGAAGAATCAGGATTGACAGATCGTGTAACATCTTTGAGAGAGCTAAAGCAGCAATCCAAAGTCACAGGAATGTTTACCAACATCACTGATGAAATCATTGATGAAGCTGAAAATGAACCACCACCCATCCCTGAAGATGTAGAAATTGCTCAAATAAGAGCAGATGCCACAGAAAACAATAACACTCCAACTCAAATACCAGCTCAAACACAAACAGCTCCAAAAACAAAAGACAACAAGACAGTGTTTGCTGCTGGTATTCTTTTTATCACCGATTCAGGCAAAGTTTTATTTTTGAAAAGAAGTGAAAAAGCAGTTCATGGCGGTGAATGGGGATTGCCAGGTGGAATGATTGAAGATGGCGAAACGCCAGAGCAAGCAGCAAGGCGCGAGTGCTTAGAAGAAACTGGATTTGATTACAAAGGATTGATGATGCTGGTTGATACAGGAGATGGCTTTGCAACTTATGTTGCTCCAATTATGACAGGCTACACTGCCAAGTTGAATGATGAATCACAAGTATCAATCTGGCAAGACCCAAACCACATGAATGGATTGCACCCCAATTTGGCGCATGTTTTACATAAATTAAATTTGAGATAATACGATGAATACAGCAGGTTTGAAAGGCACCATATCAGCAGGCAACCCAAGTCCAGTTGTTGTACCAGTATTGGGAGCAGGTAGTCCACAGCCACCCTATTCTGTTGTATTCACAACAGCAGCTGGCGCAGCAACTTTCAGCTTTGATGGTGGTACAATTTACCAAACTATCGCAGCAAGCATCAGTGCAGGTGGCCAGTTGGTTTATTACATTAATCAACCAATCACTCATGTGAAGTTTACTGGTGCCAATACAGAAACATACCAAATATTGTAAATGTCCCAGGCAAGCTCAAAATACAAAGCAAGACAGCGATATAAGCTGGCCTCGCGCCTAGAAATGGAGTATTTAAAATCCCTACGCGCGATTGTAAAAAACATTGATCACATGACTAAGTCTATGATCAATGAAAATATGTCTGAAAGTGAATTGAAAGTTGCCCAAAGCTCATTATCCAAAATGCTTAATGACTATGGCAATACCATTGAACCATGGGCAAAAGCCAATGCTCAAAAAATGCTCAATAAGGTTGCCAAAGCGGATGAAGCAGATTGGGTACAACTAGGCAGACAGATTGGAAGTGAATTGAAAAAGGAATTACAAACTGCACCAACAGGCGATTTGCTGAAGAAGTTTCTTGGTGAACAAGTGTCATTAATCACCAGCTTGCCAATTGAAGCAAGCAATAGAGTTCATGAGATGACACTTAAAGGAATAACCACAGGAGAGCGGGCAAATTCAATCGCTGCAAAGATTTTAGAGACAGGTGATGTTACCCTATCTAGGGCAAAATGCATCGCCAGAACTGAAGTTGCAAGGACTGCATCTGGCTTGACAATGGCAAGAAGCAAGCACATTGGTGTTACACATTATTATTGGAGAACTTCTGCTGATGGATCAGTTAGAGAGAGCCACAAACACATGAATGGAAAGATATGCGAATGGAATGCACCACCTGAAGTTGAGCCAGGAATGCATTATCATGCAGGGATGATTTACAATTGCAGATGCTATCCAGAACCGATATTAGATCACAATAAGGCAAATTAAAATGACAAAAAGAACTACACAGCCAATAGACAATGCCAACATCTCATTGGCTTATGAGAATAACAAAGTGTCAGGAATAGTTGATGCAGTTGGCAATTATAAAAAAGTGTTATCAGTTCCAGGCAATAAAGCTGGTTACATGATTCCATTTGGCGATTCGTTTTTTGCAAGCATGTGGAGACCAACTGCTTTAACTGGGGGTGTGATAACGGCTTCCAATGGTCTTGCAACATTAACCTTGACGGCAGCCAGTTCAGCATATACTGGTGCTTATTTCAGACTTGCATTGTCACCAACAGATGAATACAACGATATTCATCAGGTATATGATTGCCCCACTTTAACAACAGTTCGATTTGTTTGCTCTGCAAATGCCCCAGCATCTGAAACATTGGTGAATCAGACTGCATGGTTCAACACTTCAAATTCCATAACTGCCAATTGCATCAATGTGATGAAAGCATTTTCAAAAAATCGCTTTTACATGCCGTATAATGGTGCCGTTGGTGGTGATGATTCATCAGAGGCATTGTTAAGATTTGAAAAGGATTTGTTATCACAAAAGCCCAATAGTGCATTGATTTTACTTGGAACAAACGATTCTGCTGGCTCAGACAATACAAATATAAATATATTTGTTGCTAATATGACGAAGATTTACACCAGATGTCTTGATGCTGGTATTATTGTTTATGCTTGCACAATACCACCTATGGGGGCAACAAATGCAAGTGTAGCAGACACAACAAGGAATAGATTTATTCTACAGGCTAATAAATGGATTGTTGACTATGTGTCTAAAACCCCAGGAATGTTTTTGCATGATTTTTATTCATGGGCGACTGATCCAGCTCATGCACAGGGTGCCATGTCATCAACATATTGTACTGATGGAACACACTTCAACACCCAAGGCTGCTATCTTATTGGTAAAAAGATGGCGGCAAATTTTGACACTTGGTTATCCCCTGCTGTTGAAAGACTACCAATGTCCCAGGCAGATGGATATACATTTGACACTTCAAGTAAAAACCGATGGCTGAATCATTTATTTCAAGGTGCTGGCCCAGATGCTACAAGTTGGTCCACTGCTTTCCAAGGCACAGGCAACACAAAAACATCATCCGTAGTTGCAAGAACTCTCATAAAAGATGGTGATATCCTAGGAAACAATCAAAAAATAGCAATGAACTCAACAGCTTCTGGATCAGCTGGCACTTCATTGGTGATACAAGATTGTAGCGCAAGGCTGACAGCTGGCAAAACATACATTGTTCGTGCCGCATGTTCATGGAAAAAGGGATCATTCACGACTTTGAATCTTGAGATATCAATAACAAGTGTGGTCAGCTCAATATCAAAAGCAGCAAAAGCAGGCTTTGTTGATGTATTCGATGATACCGGCTATGCACAATTTGAAACACCTCCCTTCATCTATCCAAGTGGAGTTTCAAGTGTTTCATTTTATTTACGTGGATTGACAACAGGTTCAGCGAGTGATGGTTTTGTTGAATGGGGTCGTGTCACATTTGAAGAACAATAATGTATTTAAAACAGATGAATAGAGAAGAATGTGAAACCGACAGAATGCTTAATGTTGTTGACACTAAAAATTGCTTAACAGAAGAAGAATTGCAAGAATTGAAAAAACTCGCGCATCTATCAATAACCACCAGATGGATTGTGGGTGTGCTTTTTGCAATTGTGGCAATGACTGGTGCACCATCGTTTATTGATTGGGTTGGCAGGGCATTTGGCCTTATAGTATTTAAGCATTAATAATGTGTTATTCTGGAATTATCTATTAGTTGTTGTGTTGCTTGTTTTTTTAACTAACATAGGTCAATGTGTTGGTTCAAATACAATAGGCAAAGAAA